GTTTGGGTAATCACGGCAGATATGCTCGAGGACCTCATGGTTGATTTCTACGGTAAGAAAGCTAAGGCCGAAGTCGAAAGACGGGAGGCTGTAGCCCGTCGGCGCTTCGGAGTGGCTGGTCCCGCTGCACCCAAGCCGGGAGCTCCGGCTGCGCCTCGACCCGCGCCATCGCCCGCGCCAGCCGCTGGAAAACCGAGATCTCCGGCCCTCGGAGGTCAGGCTGATGTTAGAACCAGTACGGGAGTGCCATCCGACAGGGCGAAAACCTTCGCTAAGCAGGCCACAGACACGATGTTTGGCTCATAATGCTTTCCGCGCAACGGGCGTGTAGCTAGACCGCCCCGAGCCGGAAAAGCATGAGTCCTAAGAAACTGTTCGGCTTGACCGCACTCCTCTGGTGTGCGGCTTTCCTACTGGCCCCCATGTGGGCTCTCAGCGCCCTTGCTGCTCTCCCGTTTCTGGCGGTGACGAGCACTTCGCGGCGTTTTCAGGACACTCCCTGTACGGTCGTTGTATCGAATAACTTCGATACGCACGGTACGATTACGCGGGCGAGTGTGGCACACCTAACTCCCACCGACCTTGAGAACCTGTTCCGCCCAAACGGGCTGTTTGCGGATATGGACTCGTGGTTTCGGACGGCCTTCGAGATGAAGGCATGCGGGATCAAGGTCAACGGCATGTATGACTGGGTAATGAGCTCCCAACGGAATATCGGCTCGCTTCTCTCTTACGAGAAAGTCGACAAAGGTCCGTCCCTGCTCAAGCCCTTCGTTCTTGGCCGGCAAGACTCCGTCATCAATAAGGAGTTTTGGGCGATCAGCCAGGGCCAGGCGCAGAGCGCCTATACCGCGCTGGTTACCGGACCGCTCACTGCAGGAGACTTGGCCCTTGGCGCAGCCTCAGACCGTGTTATCCGTGTGGTAAGCCGCTACGGCATCGATCTGGACCCGAAATGGTTCGTCGACAAAGACCGGTTGCACATTTTCGGTCGGAGCGGAGGCCAGACCCTGATCGGTCAATGGCGCGTGCTTGCGTCCGAAGTTGCTGCGGATTTCAGCTACGTCGACGTCCTGATCACGTCGGAAAATGCTGGCTCTGCTACCCCTTACGACACTGCTCCCACCGCGGGCGTTGTGCTCAAGGGCGGTAACAACGTCAACGACTTTGAAAGCTGGTGCCATAACCGGCCTACGCTGGACCCCAGGAAGCGCGTCCCTTACTGGTATCAGACGATGCGCCGAGGCCGTCGGGTAGACTCGGAATACAAGAAGGTTTTCGAGCGCCTGATGGAGTCAAACGAGTACTTCCGCCAATTCGGCGATCTGGACCTGGCCGAGCGTAACCGCCAGGACGAGGAAAACTTCCAACGCGATTGGCTTAACTCGTTCTTCTACGGTAAGAAGATCAGCGCCAATCAGAGCCTCGCCAACTGGCAGAACCTCGAACAGATCCTCACGGTAAGCGGCGGGTCGGTTGACCCCGGCACCGGCGGCAAAATCATCGCCTATCGCGCAAACATGGTCGGCGTGTTTGAGCAGCTCCTGGCTTGCGACCGCGTCCGCGACTTGCAGAACCAGAACCTGAATTTCTACGAGCTCCTCTCCGAAATTTACCGGATTATGCGTGCTCGCAAATCTCAGGGCAAACCTGTCGACACGATCGACATTTTCACGGACAACCAGACCGCGGCGGACTTCGAAACCGCTGTTATCTCCTACTACCGTCGGGAGTATGGGGACATTGTCCGTATCAACATCGAGGAAGGGACCAACGAGCTCGGGTTCTACTGGCGCAAGTACAAGGTGAAATACCCTGCCGGCTTGACGATCGCCATTGTGACTCACGAGTTCTTTGACGATATCCTCAACGCCTTCGCGACTGAGAATATCGACTCCGCGGGGCGCATGATGCTGATCCTCGATATCGGCAAGCCTGGACCGAAAGGCGGGACGATCTACCCTGGTATGATCGCCACTAACCGCAAGGTCCGCACCTTGGGTGAGATCGAGCAGTTGGCTCGAATTGACCCGACGTTTGCTTGTACGATGGAAAACATCACGGAGGAGATCACCCTGATCTCTGAAACCTGTACGGCTATCGTGGAATGCCCTGCAAACTCTGTTTGGATTATGGGCGTTGCGTCAGGTCCTCCGACGACTGTCGGGATGGTAGCGAACCCGACGTACACTAACCTCTACTGAGCGGGGTTAGTTTGCTGGATCCGCGGGGCTGGTTCTTGCCATAGGGCCGGCCCCGCATTATTTTTGCCTCCGGCGTTTCAGGATCTGCCGGCGGAGTTCCGCTGGCGCTGGTTTTTAGAACCAGTACGCGAAGGGCCGGTCAGCTCCAACCGGGTTGGCCGGCCCGTGTTTTTATCTTCCCATTCATCCCGGTCGGTTGTAAGAGTTCGCGGCATGGCTACTCGCTACTTCAAAAAATATAGTCCAGGCACACCGGCAATCATCACGCTTTCGGGGATCCCGACTCCCCTCACGTTCGACACTCTTGATCACGTCCTTGGTTGGTATGGGACGGAAAACGAGGCAGTCCAGAACGAGCTCGCACGGCTCATTCGAGAGCAGCGCGGCGGAGTTTCAGAGATAAGCGCCGAGGAGTATCACGAGCATTACGCTCAAAAAAAAATGACGGGGGAACAGTCTCCGCTGACTCCATGGAGGGAGGAACTATCAAGATCGGCGGGGCTCGGCTTAGTAAACCGCGAGGTCGTCGCGCGGGCTGGTTCCGAAACACTGGATGCCCTAGCTGTTAACGGCAAGAGCGATATCCGGAGGAGTGCCATGACCGTGGCCGATAGCCCGCCTGAGGCTCCAAAACCTGCTAACCCGGCCAAGGCTCCCGAGCTTCAGGAGTTCAAACCGACGTTAGGCAAACGAAACACCGCCAATGTCCCGAGAACGAACAAAAACCGTAGCGCAGCTTAAAACTGATATCCGCAATCAGATTTGGGCAAGTGGTGAGCCTGAAAACCTCATTTCCGCTCACGACAATCACTTCCAAGAGGCTTTTGCAGAGATCTCCAAGTGGGTGACGTGCGAGCGGGACGACAACGTCAACGTCATCCGTTTCGAAAAGACCTTCTACAAGAACGGCATGACGGTCCTCCCCGCGCCTCGGGGCATCGTCAATCGGGTTTTCACCATAGCCAACGAGAATTTCACGGACCCCGTTTTTGTCCGTCAACGGCAATGGCCCGAGCCGGAGTCGTGGGCCCGCAATCTTTATCTTTCCCCGGCGCCGGATTTTACCAAGGCCAGCCGACTTCCGGTTGGTTTTGGTGTGGCGGACGCGAACAATGACAGCCTTTACGGGCGCGCGCGAACGGCGATTTGGGCGGTTTACCAGAACAACATCTATATCGCCCCCTGGATCCAGAGTAACGAGCTGGTTGTGATTGAGTGGAAGGGCATCAAAACCGTTTGGGCGGACAACGACCTTATCAGCCCGGAGATCATGTACCGGAACGCGGTCAAGCTGTTCATGCAGTATGCCCACGAGCGCGACTACGGGAACATGCAAGACGCGATGGCGTTTCATAATGCCTCGCACCAGGGACTTTTTGACGAGGCTTTGGCGACCCTGATCCACGAATGCCGGGAGCGAATCCGGACCAGGGACGAATACCCGCAGACCAACGAGCGCAACCGGCTTTGCGCTGAGCTCTCGGATGACGCTTTCATCCCTGGCGTTACCGATCTTGTCCTGGCGCACGTCGGCAACCCATCGACGCTTGGGGAGGATTTGGACGACGTCGGGAAGCTGGTCCGCAACTGGGGACCGATGGCCGTCTTTGGTACCGGCTGGATCAACCATGTGCAGACCGATTATGACGCCACTGCCGGCGACCAGTTCCACGATTACCTTGACCCCTACTCGGGGAGCCAGGGTGATGGGTCGGACGACGGCAACGCGCTTTGGTCATGCCCGAGTCAATTCGATTGGGACCTCGATTCACTGACGACCTTTCAGGGCTTCTTTCCCCTCGGCGGAAACAAGCGGTATTACACGGTCACGATCGGTGATACTCAGCTTTTCATTCTCGACACGAGCGCGAGCGACCCGGACGGCATCACCGCCGGCAGCACTCAAGGGCTTTGGCTGCAGGGAGCTCTCGCGGCGTCGACCGCGATTTGGAAGATTGTCATTATGGAGCGCTGCCCGTACGGCTCCCTCTACAATGACTCTAACCTCCAATGGCCGTTCCAATCGTGGGGCGCAGACTTGGTGATTTGCAGCCAGGCACTCAACTACGAGCGGCTCGACATTTCCGGGCTACCGGTCATCAACGACGGGCTCGGGGGCCTCGGGCCGTTCCAGCCGGTCGGGATCTACGCGAGTGCGGACACCGTTAGCACGTATGCGGCGAAAGCCGGCGGGCTGCGGCTCGCGATTAAGGATACTGACCTCGTTGCCGAGTTCTGGACCAAAGACGGCGAATTGATTGATTCTCTCGAGCTAACCAAATCGTGATCAACCTCCCCATAATCGATGAAAAGCCAGAGCCCATTAACCTGCCCAACGTGCGGGAAGAACGGCAGATCGACGGCGGTACGCCATCACCTGCCCCCACCCATACATCCCTCATTGACGTTGCAGCCTACTGGAAGTTTGACGACGGCCCGAGCGCCTGGGTCGACAGCGTCGGCTCCAACGACTTCGCAGCAACCGGTACAATCCAACAAGAAACCGGAGCCCTAAACGGGGCAGCTCACTCCGATGGCCAGTTTGGGGCCGGTTATTTGCAGGCCGCGGACAGCGCGATCCTTGGGGCCGGTCCAGGCGTTTCATTCAGTTACTCACTTTGGGTCAAGGTCCTGCCGGCGGGAGGCGGGAGTCAGGATAACCTCAGCGGCGGGCGTCCAATCTTCTCCAAGATAACTACCGGTGTCGGCGGCTTGGGCGAGTACGGCCTAAGCCACGATAACGGCCTCGATGGGCTGACATTTCAGGCGCGCCAGGGCGATAACAGCTCCAACGCATTGGTAAATGCCGGCCCGTCGAGCACTCCTCCGGCTGCGGATCCGTTTTGGGATGCGATGACGGGAGGGGATGGAAACTGGCACCACGTTTGTTGCGGCTACGATGACGATGCGCAGGAGCTTTGGATCCAGATTGACGACGGGCACCGCTACACCTCGGCATGCGTCGGTGTCCACCGGGACGCCTCGAAGCTGCTCACTATTTTCCAGTTCTCAGACCTCGGCTTTGGGGGCTACTTCTGGATCGACGAAATGGGCTTGTGGAAACGCCTGCTAACAACCGGAGAGGTGACGCTCCTAAACAACGGCGGAACACCGAAACCTCTCTCAACATTCTAAAACTATGGGTGCACCAGTAACACCAGATGATTTCAAGGACTGTATCAGCGACCCCAGCTCAGGGCTGTGCGCGAACTTCACCAATACTCTGCTCAAGCTGCCGGTGTTGATTTGGAAGCTGGTCAATTACCTGTTCGACTCGAGCGGCAACCCGACAAAGGCTTTCGTAAACCAGGGCCTTCCGCCTGGCTCGCTTGTAATGTCGGCATGCCTTCAGACCGAGGACGGCTCACGGCTTCTTTGCGATGGCCGGTCCGTTGCCCAAGCGACGTATCCAGATCTCTACACCGCTATCGGCGCGACATATGGGGTAACGGGCGCCGGCAACTTCCTTCTACCTGACTTCCGCGCGCGCTTTCCGGTTGGCATCGGCACATTTGCAGCTTCCGGGGCGGCCGCTCTTGGTGTGGCCGGAGGCGAGGACAAACACCAGTTGACGAATGCTGAGCTTTCCGCGCATACGCACGGTGGCGGAGCTCCTTTCAAGACGAGTGTCCAGCGTGGAGCGGCTGATACTGAGGTCGTGGCCACAAGCAACCACGGGGACGGGACCTACACGCTACCGACTACGGCCTCAACCGGGCTGGATAACGCGCACAACAATCTCCCGCCGTACCTGCCCTGTTACATTTACATCGCGACCTAATGCCACTTCCGCCAGTCAGGCCAATTAGTCCGCTCACTGGGACCCTTGATCTCCGGTCGATACCGGATCTCCTGGCATCTAACGGGGTCCGGATGCGCCAAAACCTTCAGACCGTTGGAGCTGGGGCCGTCCGGCGCGGGAGCGGCTGGCAAAAGCTGCTATCGACGGCGAATTACAACAATGCCGACTTTCACGACCAGCTCATTGCGCTCTCTACGGCAGGCGGGCGCCAGCCGGTAACGATGCTTTTCAACGCGATCACCACAACCCAGGTGCGATCGCTGATCATCGCGACACAGCAAACGGTTGCTCAGCTCGACACTCACTCAGGAGGCTACAAGATTCTCGGGAAGAACCTCGGCGGGACGTTCTCAACGGACGCCCTGGCGCCTCGGTTCAAGTGTGCGCAGGTCGGGGATTTTATCGGGTTCACCAATGATTTCGATAAACCCATGTATCTCCGGCTCGACCAGGGGCCGGACCCGATCTCAGGGCTCTACCTTTCCACGTTCGACGACCTCGACACGATCGAGCTCTCGAAGGCTAAAGTGTGCTGGTCTTGGAAAAACGTCCTTTTCTTCGCCAACGTGACCATGGGGCAAGAGCGGGTGCCAAACCGTGTTGTCTGGTCTGACTACAACAACCCGACGCAGTTCGACCCGGCCAATCTCCAGAGCATAACCGGCTTTCAGGACCTCTTTACCTACGAGGAGATCCTGGCTGGCAAACCGGTTGGGAATTCGTTCTTTATCTACACGACTCACGGGATTTGGGAAATGATTGCCGTGGGTGGCGACCAGTCCTTCGATTTCCGACGGGTCTACAACGGTGAGGATGATGAGCTCAAGGGGTGCCTGGCTTATCCCAACACACTGACCAACATCCATGATCTCCATAGCTACGTCGGACGAGAGGGCATTTACTTCTTTGGTCAGTATTTCACTGCACCAGATCGACCTGAATGGTTGCATCGCGCGAGCGCTGATTTGTTTTCCAAGATCGACGTCAATGCCTGTGACGCGCACGTCTCCGGCAACTACGCTGACGAGGTCCTCTACTCTATCGCTACAACGGACGCGGACGAACACCGCCCGGATTACACCCTCCGGATCAACCGCAAATATGAGGTAGCCGACATTGTCGATCACGGGTTCACGATCATTGGCCAGTTCTCGCCCCAGGACACACCGACAATCCGCGATTTCATTGTCGAAAACGGGATTTGCACGATTGCGGGGCTTGCGGCTCAAGGTTACCCCTACGGCAACCAGCAGCTCCCCCGCGTTCTTCCTGACAGCACGGCACCATTCACGCCCGACAGCATTTATACGACTGTCCCGCTTGCGGTAACCGGTGCCGGCAAAGACGTCGAGGACTACACGCAGTCGAATCCGTCTGTCCACAGCCTTTGCTCGCTCCTGGGCGGGGAGCGCATTGACGAGATTTGCAAGCAATGCAAGCCGGCGCCTTTGCTGATAGCGGCTTCCTCGATTGATTGGTGTATTAAGGAGCTCGGCGGGGTGTTCTACCGGGAGCAGTGTCAGAACCCGACGGCAGTAGGGACAACCGACTCAAACGGGTATACGGCCGCCATTGGGACATACCTGCTCGACCCGATTACATCGATTTTGCGGTTTGCGCCGGCATTTGCTGAGGACGCGATGAACCAGCTCTCAAAGCTCGAGCTCAAATTCGTCCCGCAGCCGCAAGACAGCCCTCTGCAGGCGGTGCTCCGCATCGGGATATCCGGTCAGCCCGCGGACCCGAATTTTGATGATAACATCGTGTGGTACGTTCATTCGGGGAAGGATATCGCCTACGAGACGGCGTCGACTCCAGCTCAACACCGTTCCGCCAATACGCAGCCAACCGGGCGCGCGCTTTGGAATGTGTTCCGTGAGGGGCGCTTTCTCTATATCGAGATTACGATTGCCGGCGTGGGAGGGGATGCGCTTTTCTCAGCGCTCGAGGCTGTTTTGAAGCAGACGGCCAGGACAAAGAATTTCTGAGATGGCAACCAACCCCGATTTCGAAAAGCTGGTTGCAGCGCTTCCGGCCAGCTTTGCGGCGGACTTCAGGCTCCGGCCAATGCCCAAGCTCTCGGAGGCTGTTAAATCTGGCGGGAACCTGCACGCGATAGCCAGCGCGCACGACATGGCGATGCAGCAATGGGCTCAGGATGCGGAGCGCTCAATCAACGAGCGGATCACTCAGACAGCCAATAAGCCGCTTGGAAAAGCAGCCGCTGCGGCCCCGGCCGTTCCGACAACTCCCGTAACTCCAGTTGCGCCGACCGTAACGGGCGTTACGTCGGTGAACGGCGAGACTGGCGTAGTCGAGTTGGACACGGATGCCATACCGGACACGGTTACCAATCGCTACCTCAATGACGGATCGTTTCTGGACGAGTTTAACCACAACGGTTTCATGCGTAATTCGGTCCCACTTGGGGACCTGGTGATGATCCCGAGCGGCAAGTCCGCGGTTTTCGTCGGCCCCTTCACGGCCATTGGAACATTGACGGTTGACGGAATAGCGGTTTTCCTCCCTGTCCCATGAGCACAGTCATAAACGGCGACAACATAACGGTACCTGGGACAGCCTCGATCGGGGCGCTCGACGTAGACCAGTTGCTGTTACCGATTAGAGACTCAGGCATCGATACCACAGCCGACCCTCAGACAGACGAGGTAATAACGCTTTCGGTCACGGGCAAGACTGTCACGCTTCCCACGGCAGTTGGGAATGATGGAAAACGGTTTACGATCAAGCTGACGGTTGCAGGTACTGGCACAGTTGCGGCGGATGGGATCGAGACGATAGACGGAGCTGCGACTTACCCGCTTGCGGCTCAATGGAACGCAGTAACGGTAGTTTCGGATGGAGCGCAGTGGCTGATTGTTTCGGAGGTTTAATACCATGAAAAAACTTACGGCAGGGGTCCTTATCGGACTTTTCACCTTATTGCTTCTTGGAGCGGCGTCGGTCCGGATGGGCCTTTTGCGACCTTACCTCGAGAGCAACCTCGACGGGAACAACTACAGCGCGCTCAATCTGAACACGGTTTCAGCCAAGAATTTTATCGACTCAACGACGGGGATGCCGATTGGCGGATCGTTTGACCCGCTTGGCACGGCGCAGGCCGCGACCAACGGTCTGGTATTGGCCAATCTTTGGGATCCACTGGGGACGGCTCAGAGCGCTACGAATACTGCCAACCTAGCGATTAATCTTGCCGCGACCTTCGATCCATTCGGGGCAGCTCAGGCGGCGACCAATACCGCAAGTTTGGCCATAAATCTTGCCGGCACGTTCGATCCCCTGGGTGCAGCTCAGACTGCAACCAACCAACTCGCCATAGCGAACACGAACCTTTGGGATCCTTTGAATTCGGCGCGTGATGCTACCAACACGGCCCGTCTGGCAATTAACCTCGCCGGCTATTTTGACGCGCTTGGAGCTGCTCAGGCGGCTACTAATCAGTTGGCGATTGCAAATACGAATCTTTGGGACCAGCTCGGAGCTGCACAGAGCGCCACTAACACGGCACGCCTAGCGATAAATCTGGCGGGGACTTTCGACGCCCTGGGGGCCGCGCAAACTGCGACGAATCAGCTCGCAATAGCTAACACGAATCTCTGGGATCCGTTAGGGTCCGCTCAAGCTGCGACAAACGGACTGGCCATTGCTAACAGCAATCGATGGGACGCATTGGGGGCCGCACAGACGGCGACAAACCAACTGGCGATAGCCAATACCAATTTGTGGGATCCGCTTGGCTCGGCGCAAAACGCCACTAATACCGCGAGGCTTGCCATTCAACTGGCGGGCACCTTTGACGCAATCAACGCGGCTCTCAATGCGACCAACGGATTGTATCAACTTCAATGGCCCGGTTATACGTGGAGTTCCAACCTTTTGCTTACGGCGGGCACCCCGTCATCGCAAGTCACATACGGCGGCGGGCTCTACGTTTACCTCTGCGCGGCGACAAATTTCTATTCTCACGACGGGCTTCACTGGAAATCAGGCTCCATTTCGGTAAGTGGAATCTGGCGCAAGGCCGCTCTCTACGCGAACGGTCAATTTGTTTATCTTGGTCAGAACGCGGGCGACTGCATGACTTCCCCCGACGGCATCAACTGGACTGCCCGCACTCCTCAAACTGCGTCCTGGCAGGGGGTGACTTTTGGGAATGGTCTTTATGTGAGTGTGGGAACGTCAGGCAAGAGTTCGATCACAGCTACATCACGCGATGGAATCACTTGGTCCGCCGGGGCGAGCCTTTCCGGAGGTATCGGACAGGACGTAATTTTCGCAAATCAGCTCTTTGTGATTGCGGGTGACTCGGTAGTGTGGACCTCGCCCGACGGAGCGACGTGGGCCTCGGCGTCGATAGCCAATCCGATCAGCAAGCTCGCCTTCGGAAACGGGATCTTCGTGGCAGTGAGCGCCTCTGGCTCTGTGAGCACGACTGCGGCGACGTCAGTCAACGGCACTAATTGGGTCTATCAGACCACGCCTTTTGCCCAAGCTAACACGCTGGCCTTTGGCAAGGGGGTTTTCGTTGCAGCCAACAATAGCCAGACCATGACTTCGGTGGACGGGACCAACTGGGTGCAGGTGACGACTCCAACGACCGGGACCGGGATCCCGTATGCGACTTATGGTAATGGGCAGTTTGTTGTTATCGGTAGTTCGAACGCCATCACTTCGGGGCACGTCGAGCAGTTCGTTGCTGTCAATGGAAACACTTACGAAGGGGGCCAGATTTTCTACGGAGGGATGACCAACAAGGACCTCCTGAGCGCAGATGCAGTAGCGTCCGACTCCAACGGAAAATTCATTGCAGCCACAGCGATCTCGATGGGCCATATCGCCCAACCAGGGTTCATCGTGACCAACGGGGAAAGTCAGGCGATCACTGTGAGTAATGCTTTTCGCGTCGACGCTGCCCATGCCCTCTCTCTTAGCAACGCGACCGCATCCAGGGTGGCGATGTTCAGCGCGGCGAACCAAGTTACCAATGTCTCGGCCAGCGGAGCGGTTCCAATCAACGCAGACGGCACCGCTACAACGGCAGCTCAAGTGCCCGGGATCGGAGTCGACTGGACTACTGGTGGTTTCCTTCCCTTCACTGACACATGGAACGCTCTGGCTTATGGTAACGGGCGATTCATTGCCGTAGCTCAGAGCACTAACACGGCTTACTCCCAAGACGGAAACGTCTGGATCGCGAACACAACAGGCAGCAGCCAGGCGTGGAATGACATTACTTTCGGGGCAGGGCAATTTGTCGCCGTCGCTTCATCGACGGCCAGCACTACGAACATTGCTAGGACTGTTGACGGGGCAAACTGGACTGTTTCAACAATCCCTTACGGCAACAAATTGACTTCCGTGACCTACGGGAACGGCATTTACGTGGCGGTCGGCTCACAGGGCACCAATGAGGTATTCACCTCAAACGATGGCGCGACATGGAATTTCCAGACGGCGGCGGCGAGCAACCAATGGCAGAAAGTAGCTTTTGCCAACAACCTTTTCGTGGCGGTATCGCTCGACGGAACCAGCCGGGTTATGACCTCCGCAAACGGCACTAACTGGGCCTCTCAGAGCGCAGCCAACTCGGTCCAATGGACTTCCCTGACCTACGGAAATGGGCTTTGGGTTGCTGTCGCCAATAACGGGTCGGCGGCGCAGCAGGTGATGACCAGTCCGGACGGCACAAACTGGACTGCTAGGACCGGCGTCGGTGTCGCATCTGTCGCAGTCGCCTACGGGGATGGAATGTTTGCAGCCGTTGCGGGCAGCGGTGGGACAACGGCCATGTCATCTCCAGACGGAATAACGTGGACAGCCAGATCGACGTCTGGAACGGGACTCGCCTACGGAAATCACATGTTTATTGTCGAATCCACGCAAGCCACTAGGTACTCGATTAGAGCTTTTCGGAATGAAACCTTTTTTGGAAATCTCTATCAAGGTGGACTGACCTTGAACGGTGGACTGACCTTGAACGGTAGCTTTACGAACAAAGACACCCTATCTGCGGCTGTTGGTTCTACCGATGCCAACGGAAAATTCATTGCCTCGCCCCTTAGTTTCACGACCAACAATGCGACGTTAACCAGCGGTCGGGTTCAGGTTGGAAACGGTGCGAGAGGAGTCTCGGACGCAACAGCTTCAGGCGCAGTCCCGATTGATGCGGATGGAACGGCGACTACGGCAGCGCAGATCTCTGCACTCGTTACGATCAACTCCAGCGGCTTCACGAACAACGTCAACTCGCAGTCGGCAAACTACGTCCTGCTCTCGACTGATTGGCTGGTGCTGCTCACCGGAGCGCACACGGCGACCCTGCCGACTGCGGTCGGGATAGGTGGCAAATCCTACATCGTCAAGTGCAGCAGCGCGGGCACGAACGCAATTCTGACGACTTCCTCTCAGACGATTGACGGTGCGGCGAAATGGACCAACACCGCAATCAACAAGTTCACGTGGGTCGTTAGCGACAATGCTAACTGGCGGGTGATTGGCCAAAACTGAGCCATGAATATCCGGCGCGCGGTTCCGGAGGACGTCATCCAGATCGGTCAGATGCTGCGCAGGTTTTATACCCAACACGGCGAGGTCTACAGCATCAAGTACGATCACGCCTCCTGCCTTTCGTCCGTGCTCGAGACGATTATGCGCGGAATCTGCCTGATAGGTCCGAAAAGCTGCGCCGGGGCGCTCATCCTGCCATTCCCCTACAACCGCGAGGCACTCGTCGCTCAGGTGCTTTTCTGGTACGTCGAGAGAGGAAGGGAGATCGCAATTTTTGATGTGCTAATGGCCAACTGCCGGCGGGAAGGCGCTACCCACGTGAACGTAGCAACCGTCGCGCCCAAGCATGTGGGAAAGCGTTTCTATGCGGTCCGCGGGCTGAAACTTGCTGAAGCGCAATACCTGGGCCCCGTGTGATTTGGCTTGCACTAGGGATGGAAAGGATTAAAAGAGCCCGCATGAGCAAACGCAGACCGCAGAAGAAAGCCACGAGTCGGAAACCGGTTAAGCGCAAGGCCGTCAAAAGAAAGGGCCGTTAGTTTTGGGTGCCATTGGCGGAATCTTACGGGCGACAGGCGGTCCCGGGAAATACTCGACAGTCTCGAGTGTTAAAAACCCTGCCCTTGCCTCGTCGATAAACCGGTCGATTGGACAGCTTCCGGGCTATCAGTCGAACGTCAACAACGCCCTCGGGACCTTTACTTCGAATTGGAACGCGAACACCCCGATCACGCAGACGCAGACCAACCAGCAGGTCGGCGCCATGCAGCAGTTCTACAACGGGGCAATGTCCAATCAGCTCGCGCAGCTCCGGCAGCAGCAGCAGCAAGCGGTTAATTCGGCTGCGGACATTGGGGTCCAACAGGCTTTGCGGGCTTCGAATCAATCGAGGCTCACCGGCTCCGGAGGTTTGAGCAGCTACAATCAGCGCCAGTCCATGGCGGCCGTAGCGCCGATCCGGGCTCAGGCGGCTCTCGCTAATGCGCAGCAGGCGCGGAATGACCTCGGCTACGTTACCGGAAACCAGCTTGCATTAGCCGGCCAGCAGCAGGCGCTCGAGAACGCTCAGGCGCAAAGAGCGCTTGTCCCCGCTCAGACTCAGGGCCAGTTGCTCGGCCAGGAGAATCAGGTGATGAGCGGGCTCACGAACCTCGACCAGGCGAACACGTTTTACGGGCTGCAGAAGTCTCCCAATGAGTGGGCGGACATTGCCGACTCACTGGACCAGGGCATCCTCAACGCGGCATCGATCTACAGCAGCATGGGGACACCAGGTCTTGGCGGTCAGGGTCACAAAGAGGGCGGGCTCATCCGCGGTCCAGGGACGGGGACCTCCGACTCGATACCGGCCCGTCTTTCCAAAGGTGAATTTGTCGTACCGGCGGACGTTGTGCATATCCCTGGCGTGTTGCCCCTGCTCGAGAAGCTGCGCCACTTGCACAACATGCACCACGTTGGCAAGCATCAGGAAGCGCTCAAGATCCATATGGATCACATGAAACAGCGCGCCAAAGGCAAAGCCGGCGGAGGTCTTATCCGTGGCTATGCCGGCGGAGGTCTTGCCGGCTCGGCGCAGCAGCTCGGCGAGCGTGTTGATAAAGACCTGAGCACGGACTGGAGCGGTGCATCGTTCATCCCGACCGGCGGGGCTCAGGAGTATGCCGGTGCCAGCATGGGCGGAGGAATGTCTCCAGCTCAGCCTCCGAGCCGGTTCGGCGGAGCTCAAGGCGTCGGTGGTAACGCTGTTCAATCGCCATTCCTGAATATGAGCAACTGGGGAGCAATCCCGCAGCATTGGCAGGACTACGCTAACCAGATGGCCGACCGTTACAGCAACCCTAACAGCCCTCACTATATTCCAGAGGGGACGTACGAATAATGCCTTACCTGGTAGGAGACTCTTTCGGCGGGGTACAGGCGGCTCAGACTTCTGAGGACCAGCAACGCAGGCTCGCGTTTGCTTCCTCAATGTCCAATCTCCTCGGCTCTCTCAGGGAGCGGAACGAGATGAACTACCGAAACCGCGCCTTAGCGCTCGAGGAGGAACACCGGAACAAGGCTTTGCAGCTCCAACGGGACGAAGCGAATTGGCGAAACCAGCTCGGGCACGAGCACAACGCGATTTTGCAGAAGGGGACCGAGCAGTACGGGAAATTCATGGATTGGCAGATGGGCCAGCCGAATGCAGCGGCCCTCAAGGAGCAGGACTATCAAAACGCTTTGGCCGAGCGGCAAGCCAATGCTGGTTATTTCGAGGATGCCAACCACGTGCGGGCGGTTTACCCGAAGATGAGCGAGGCTCAGGCCGGTCTATTGGCCGATGCGTCCAACCGGGCGCGCCAGGCGATGACCTTCGATTTCCAGACGGCTCACGATGCAGCCAGCACGCTCAACCGTCAGGCCGAGCTCGAGAAAGCGATTGCCGAGGAGAAGAAGAATCCGCACCCGGAGATCCCGTGGTATAGCAACATCGCGGGCCGCGGAGTGGAGAAAGCGAGAACTTCGGCCCTTGGACCTTTGCTGTTGCAGAAGGGTGAGATCGACAGGCGCGTCAATCGCATCCAAACGGATAAGCGGCTCGCGGGGTTGGTAACTTTCGATCCGGATAGCGGCAAGTATGTGCCAGCGGTCCCGCCTCCGCAGTGGGGTGGATCCGCCAGGGGAGGCGCTCAACCGGCGGGTGTGACACCCGAGGACCAAGCCGGAGGGGCCGGACAAGCGTCATGGGCGACCCCAGGAGCCAACACCGGCACACCGTCTGCGGCGGTAACTCCCGAGGATCAGGCCGGCGGCGGGGTTACCAGTACGGCCGCTCCCAAACGGAAGTATGCCCCAATGGTTTACGACCGGGCGCAATACTGGACTCAGCAGGGATTACCGATGGCTAACGCTCTCGCGCGTGCGCTGCAGGAAAGCGAATCAGTTCAGGGAGCGCCGACTGCCAATCCGGAGGACCTTCCTTGATCGTCTTTAAGAGCCGAAACGACGTTTTGCTTCGGACTCGCGACGGTCGAAACATGGTTATCGAGGAGCCGATCGACCTCATCTCTGATAACGGCGATTTTTACCGTGTTCCAGCTGGGGCCGAAAGCGACGGGTGCAGCATCCCCGAGGCGCTTTGGTCGACCGGGTTATCCCCTTTCGGAGACTATTGGCTCGGGGCGGTCGTCCACGATGCGGCCTACCGGAACACGCTGCTTAAGAAGTCAGGCGCTGATTTCATTCCTGCCGGCCTCACAAAATCGGAGTGCGACATGCTTTTTCTCGATTGCATGATTGCCCTGGGCGTCCCGCTAAAGACGCGCACAGAGATCTATCAGGGGGTCAATCTTGGAGGTTGGAAAGCCTTCAAAGAGGACCGGTCGACGGTGAATTAGTTTGATTGAAGGAGTTCCCATGGTAAAAAGCGCGCATGGCGCTTTCGTTTGAGGACCAGATCGACGCAATAGAGTTTCCAAAGCAAACCCCGCCGGCCACACCTGATCGCAGCATGGCCGGAAAGTTCAGCCCCGACTCGTTCGCAGAACAGGTGGACAGGACGACTCCCGGAAATGTAGGGCCGGCTCCGGACTTCATGGACCAAGTAGACCGGTCCGCTCTCCCGCCGGTTCCATTCGCCAAAGTCGACACGAGTGTCCAGAGCACGACCGGCACAAATCCTCCGCCGGTAAGGTCGATGAGGCCGCAGTCGTTTCCCGCTCCTGCTCCTTCCAGGTCGGTCATGCCGCAAGAGATAGATCAGGCAAACAAGCAGGCGGGGGCTGAGCCTCGAGCTGACCAATACGAGAACCCGGAAACGATGGGGCAGATCCTCGGGGACACGTTCTGGAACAGACCGGAGTTTAAGGTATTCCCGAAGCTGAGCGAGGAGGCCAAGCGCGAGGCGGCTCGGCAGTTTGTCGGCTCGAGCATTCCAGGGTTACCGGTCGAGCAGGTTGCAGGGCCGCAGATTTCGACAGCACAGGTCCCGGCTACCAAAGGGGAGCAGCTCATCGGCGGCGGCATCGACTCGATCGGGAACACGCTCAACTTTTTCACGAGCGCAAAGGGTGTGCTGACGGCAGCGATACCAGCTTTGCCGGCATGGATGCAAAGGCTAGTGGCCGCGGGCTTTGCCTACACGCTTGGGAAGAACGTGAAGGATAAGGCCGCGGAGCTCGGGACGGAGCTCGGCAAAAACCCTGACGACCGGGACTACGAAAAGATCGGTGAGAACATCACCGACATTCTCACTGAGACAGGGTTTTCGGCGTTGAGCGGGGCGCACGCCGGCAAGCCAGGGCTGGCTCATGATATCCCTGGGTTGAAAGATGCGCTTACCGAGCACATCACAACGGAGTACAGCCCGCGGGAGATGCGCGAGATTTTCCAGAAGGTGCAGGAGGGAACGGCCAACCAGCACGAGCAGGATGTTTTCAGGTTCGTGTCAAATGCGCTGGTTCCGGCCAAAGAGGCATTCGGTGTGGCGCGCAACCCGACGACACGGATCACGACTCTCAGACCGACAATAGATAGCAAATTCTGGCAGAGCTACCTTGGCTTATCCCCGGAAACGCTGGTTGCGTTTTACGGATCGGAGCAGCCAAAGGCTTTGCTAACACAAGGAGATAACTATGCCAATCGTCAGCAAGGCCCAATGGGTGAAACTCCGGCTCAACAAACCGAAGGTGTTCCGCCGGTTCCAGAAGGAGGCCCCGGTGGAGTTCAAGGACCTGCCGGAGCGCGTCTCCTCCAAGCGCCACAAATCGAAACAGGTGCGGTCACTCCGACGGGGGGGACTGGTGCGCCAGGCGTCCCGCCCGCGGTCAATCCTCAGTTACCATCGGGGGCTCCTCCCGTACCTCCGCCACAAGCCCCGATCACTCCGCTAAAGTCCATCGACTGGGAGAAGCTGCCGGCAATCCCGGCCAACAACACACCGATTGCGATCCAGACCGCAGACGGGCAGATCGTTCCTGGCCTTTTCGGAGGGTATTGGGAGCAGTCCCCAGGCCAGCCACTGCCAGGTAATAAACCGGTCGTCGCTTATCTCACTCCTAGCGGAAAATGGAGTCACGGTACATTGCACGAAGGGGACACGATCATTGACGGCGAGGTCCCGCCCTACAGCGAGTGGCACCCTAAACAGCCAGTCAAGCTCAGTAGCGATGAGCGGATGGACCTCTCGGTCATTAGCAGTCTCTTGCGCCAAGCGGACGAGCTCAAGCTCAACGTGGCCGGAGTGAAGCAGGCTTATCAGACCTACCAAAAGCCAGGGGTCACGCGGTCGGAAATGGCGGAATGGCCTCCCATCCGGGAGACGCTGAAAACGCTCAACACGCTTATTGCCGACGCGAAGAAGAAACAGAAGCCCGGAGCTGTCCCGCCTCCTGGCGCGCCAATGTCCGACGAGATGCGCGAGCGACTCCTGGGCCCGCCAGCGGACGCCCCGCGGGAAAAGGTGATCAGTCTGCTACAAGACCGGTTGCGCGAAATGGCTGCCAATTTTAGTCCGCACGTCGGCGCGCACGTTACCGGTACGTGGTTTGAAGGAGGGGTCAATTATCCGGCTCCGGGGGATGCGTATATCAAGGGCCGCGGGATTACGATCTACGCCCGATTGAAGGATCTGCAGGGCGGGGCACCTGATTTCAAAATCGCCGGCGAGGAAACCGCTCCGCAGACCGACGATCATGAGATCCTTGGGATCCTCAACTCGAACGTGAGCTCGCAGCAAATGGCCGTCAATTTGAAGAAGCTCGCAGCTCAGCGCGGGATATCGGTGAAGCAGATGCAGGAACAGGTCGAGCTGCAGATCGTTCGATCCTCTCAGGCTCTGGCAATCCGGCCAGACCGTGGGGCATTGTTTAAGTTCCATCAGCTCGTTGAGGCTTACAACGAGCAGCCAAACTTGTCGGCCAGGACGAGCACGAGCATCGAAAATCAGGCTTACTCGACTCCTGCCCCGATGGCGTTTGCCCTGGGGCACATGACTGGCGTCACTCCGCAAACGGCGCTGTTCGACGATACGGCCGGCAACGGCATGCTCTTTATCGGCGGAAACTTTGCGCGCAGTGAGGGCAACGAGCTCAACGCGGAGCGGCGTGAGAACCTGAGGAAGCTCGGCATTGGCACGGTAACGGGAGAGAACGCGCTCAACTACAGCTCTCCGCGAAAGTTCGAGATCGTGCACCTCAACCCGCCCTTTGGTACGATCAAGCAACCGACGGCGGTCGACGGCTACGGGCTCAAGAAGATTGAGCACATCATCGCTGCTCGCGGGCTTACCTCGATGGAGGATACAGGGACGGCGGGTATTATCCTCGGTGCCGGCATGGAGCCCAACGCGGGGCGAGAGAACAGGGGAGCGCTTTGGGTTTTCGAGAATTGGCTCTACGCGCATTATAATGTCGTTGCCAATTTCGAGCTTAGCGGCGACCTCTACGCACGTCAGGGAGCCAAGTGGCCGGTTCAGATCATCGTGATTGCGGGGCGCAAAACAACGCCCATCCCGATCGGACAGTCCGGCGACCTGGGCCCAAAAAGTGTTGCGCGTTACGACACGTGGGAGCAGCTTTGGGACGAAGCGCAGAAAACCAGAGATGCAGTTACAGCCTACAGAGATAGCTTGGGCACCGGCGGAACAGCCGGAGTACCTAACCTATTACCTCCTGGCTCAAGGCCCCCCGCGGTCGGCGGAGGAGCTCCTGGCGCTCCAAGTGGGGATGTTACAACGACTGAGGAGGGAGGCGTCGGAGAAGGAGCTGGAGCAGGCCAATCGCCAACTGGACAACGACCTCCCGCAGGAGGCGCTCAACTTCCTTCCGGGGAAACTACTGGAGGATCCAAAGGCGCCGGCTTACCTGCTAAACAACCCGGCGGCGGAGGGGGGACCGCTCCACCAGTGGAAGGCGGGGCTAAAGGAGGCGGTAAAGGCGCGCCAGCTAATGCCCCAACCGGAGGCGGCGCAGCTCCTGGCGGAGGAAAGTCTGGAGAGCTTTCTGGCAAGGGTGCTTTAGACCGTCCTGCCGGCTCGGACATTACCGATCTCACCGACGCGGATCTCGACAATCTTCTCGACACGGCCAGCGAACAGGTCAAGAAGCCCACGAAGCCTAAGCAGCCCCGGCCGGCTGGAAAGAAACAGGGCAAAAGTGGAACGAAATCCACCAAGGGTGCAACGAAAGCGCCAGTTAGTGAAACGCTCGAAGGCACCCCGCCCCCGGCCGGTGGAGCTCCGGGCGCGACGACCAAAGCGGCAGCGGACATAATCAGTGACCTCGCCAAACAGGGGATCACTGGTATCGATAAGGCGGTCCAGGGACTTACCGATCTGTTCGGCGGCAGCAACCTCGGCGGTGTTTTCGGTGTCCCGCCCTTCAACGAAAAGACCTACGCGGAGGCGAAGAAACATTTTCAAGAGGCGTGGGAGCAGTTCAAAAAAGCGGGCAAGTCGCTACTCGATTTTGCGAAGTATTGGATCCAGAAGGTCGGCGACGTCATCAAGCCGTACCTCAAGCGGTTCATGCAGGACGTCCAGCAGGAGCAGGCTGAAGAAAAGCTCCCGCCGAAAGAGACGACCAGTCCGAAGCAACCCCCGAAGGTAAACGCGACCGAGTATCAGGTCCCTTACGAGCCTCGCTCAGATGGCTCCCCGTTCGGCACGCTCATCCCGAAGAACATCGCGCAAGGTGTTTTCGACGCGCTCGATGCCATCAAAAAGGCTCACGGGTCGATCGATGAATATGTAGCGGACCGGCTACACATGGACGTCATGGAGATACGGACGATCCTCGCGGCGGACCAAATCGACGGTGTTGCCCTTGGTATTTACCAGTTCGAAACCGGCGGGGCATTGGTGATCGGCGACGAGACTGGCATAGGCAAAGGGCGCCAGGCTGCGGCCTTTATCCGTTACGCTTTGCTCAATGGAATGATCCCGGTGTTCTTCACCAAAGACCCGAAGCTGTTTTCCGATATGTGGGGGGACCTGAAGGATATCCATACCATCGTTAAGCCGCTCATCTTCGGGGACCCGGCGAAAGCCTCGATCGTGGACGCTGCCGGCAATCGGCTTGTGTCGGCTCCTTCCTCGGAGATCCAACGGCGCATCATCAACGATATTCTCCAAAACGGATGGGACCCCGATAAGTTCAACGCCATTTTCTCGACCTACTCGCAAGTCAATGTGCGCAATGCGCGCCAGGAATTCCTCGAGCAGCTCTCGCGGCAAAACCCGGTCGTGATCGTGATGGACGAGGCGCACGAGGCCGCGGGCGATGCCGAGTCATCGATGCAGGCCGCTTTCTTTAGCGGCGGTCCAGGCGTCAAACGCAAGAACCCTGTTACGGGGCTGACCATGACGATCCACGTTCCGGGCATACTCAATGCCAACGGGGCAAAGGCTGGCATGGGAGGCGTGGCCTACCTGAGCGCAACGTACGCGAAACGTCCCGAAAACATGCCGGTGTACTTCCGGACCGGGCTGAGCAAGGCCGCGCAAAACTTTGGGCAGATCGTCGAAGCCATGAAGAAGGGCGGGGTTGCGCTGCAGCAGGCGGTATCGGAAGCGCTGGCCAAGGCGGGACAGTATGTCAGGCGGGAGCGGGACTTTACCGGTGTGCGCTACGATATGAAAATGGTCGAGGTCAAGGACCTGGCCAAGCTCACCGAGGAAGTCGACGCAGTTACGGACGTTCTCTCGCAGATCGTCGATTTCAGCGAGCGCATACGGGACGCGGTTCTTGCAGAGGGCGAGGGGAACGAGTCGACGGCAATGTCGCAAAACGCGACCGACATGACGGACTTTGCCGCGATCGTCCACAATCAGGTTAGTCAGCTCCTGCTCGCGGCCAAGGCGGAGGAGGTAGTTGCCGAGTGTGTTGCAGCCATCAAGGCCGGCGAAAAGCCGGTGATCGCCTTGATGAACACGATGGAGAGTTTCCTCGACCAGTTCGTTACCGATCACAATATCCAGCCAGTGCAAAGCATTACGCTCCGCTGGAACGAGCTGACCAGGCACGCGCTCAGCCGGACGCTTCGGGCAAAGGAAAAGCTGCCTGGGGGCCAAACCAACATCATCATTATCAACCCCGACGAATACGGGCTCGGGGATCTCTACCGGTCAATCCAGCGCGCTGCAGACGCGATTGAGAGCAAGTTCCCAATCAGCCCGATCGATTACATCATCCAGCGGCTAAAGGCCGAGGGGGTGAAGATAGCGGAGTTGACCGGGCGGGAGAGCGGGCTCGAATACACGAATTTCGAAACGGGCGAGGCGACCTACAAACATTTCAAGAAGGCGAACAAAAACACGGTCGTCAACGGGTTCAACAACGGGACCTATGATGGGATGCTCCTCAACGCGAGCGGCAGCACGGGCTTAAGCGCGCACGCTTCCGAGAAAAAGGAAGTCACGGATAAACGCCCGCGGCACATGGTCATTGCTCAGCCTGCGCTTGATATCAATGTGTTCATGCAGACCCTTGGCCGAATCCGTCGCACGGGCATGGTGCTGCTCGGACGTTACAAAACGCCACAAGGCGAGGTCCCCTACGGCGCGCGCTACACTCATTTGGTCCTGCCAATCCAAGCCGAGTTGAGGCCCGCGGCGATGACGGCGCGCAAAATGAAGTCACTGAATGCCAACACCACGGCGGACAGCGACAGCGCGATCAAGATCGATGCTGAGGATATTTTCAACAAATACGGGGATGCCATCGTGGCGGAGTACCTCGACCAGACCCCGGAGATCCAGAGCATGCTTGGGCTGTTCGTGAGTCAGAAGGACGACGGGACGCTCGATTACGATCGGGACCTGGCGCGCCGGTTCACTGGCCGCATGGCGCTTTTGCCGGACTCGAGCCAGAAGCAGGCTTACGACTACATCCTCCCTGCTTACCGGCAGCGTATTGAGCAGCTCAAAGCCACTGGTGAGTATGACCTCGAGATTGTGGTGCATGACGACTGGGACGGTCGGCTCCAAGACGATCAGCAGCTCAAGGCCGGCACCGACGAGAGCAACATATTCACGGCGAGCACTCGCTTGCAGATCTGGAACATCCGGGACCTGAGGCACGTCCCCACGGGCGACGAAATGGTCAATGAATTCCAGCGCAAGACGGGCGGGCGCGAGAAACTTCTGCAAGACTGGGACGAAGTCAAAGCTAACGGGGATGCAAAGCTCGACGAAATGGAGGCGCGCATCAATCAAGAGCGCGCTGCGTGGCAAGCCGACGAGGACCGAAAGGCTGAGTTGAGCGAGAAGGAGGTCACCGCGCACGAATCCGAAGGGATCAGCATCAATGTTAGGGCCGGTCAGGTAGAGGCTGCGCGCCGGCGGTGGAGCGCGGCAAAGGCGATGGCCGACTTGGTAATGGAGGATGCCGGCAGAGTCGTGAAGCTGCAAAACAACGCGACCGGGGATGAATTCCAGGGCATGCTCACCGAGGTTCGATTTCCGACCAATCGCTTTAGTCCTGGCGCTTTCCGGTTCAAATTCCTGCTCCACGCTCCGGGCGGGGTTGCCTATATCAACGGCGCTCAGTTCCGCGGGCAAGAGGGATGGGAGCTTGGGCCGTCGAACTCCGTGCCATCGGACCTCGGGCCCGGGGACAAGAATGCGCGGTATGAGCGGTTCTTTGTCGTGGGCAATCCGATCCAGGGATATGTGTCTACGGGCGGCCGTGGCAAAATGGTCCGGTTCAAGTCCTCGGAGGGACAGGTTGTCACCGGGCTGCAGATGCCCCGTAACTGGGGACCGGCTCAACTGGTGAGCGATCCGAGGCTCGAGCTCGTCAACGGGACTGCGGCAACTCACTTCCTTGTCACTCACGCTAAGGCGGGGGCGGACAGGATACCGATTGAGAGCGGCCAGGTTGTGCGGATTGTAAGACCGAGCTGGGGCGATCGGACGTTCCAGATCTCGACACCAGCGGCAAAGTCGACGGGAGGGACGATTTACCTCGACGGGCCGCTCCGCGATATCACCGGGGACTTTGACAAGCGCGGCAATCGCATGGTTGCCAATGTGTCCGAGGAGGATATGCCGGCGGCGATCGATCGCATCGTTAAGATCACCGGCCAGAATTTCAAGGCCATCGGCGAAGCTACGCCACTGATCCCGTTAGTGGCAGACTCCAACACGCGGGGGAGCTCCGGGCGCAGCCGCTCGAGCATCGAGGCCCCAGGGGAAACGGCGACGGGAGAGGCGGCAAGTGGCGTCGGCATCGAAGGCATCCGGCGGATGTTCGAAGATCCGGAGCTTAAGATATCGGATGAGGCCCGACGGGTTGCCCTGGCACTCCTTTCCGAGCCGGTGATGCGCAATTTGGATTGGTCCAAGCTCATGGTTTCTGTGCGGGACCGTCTGCCTGGGGACGTTTCAGGGCGGGCAAACATCGCAAACCAGCTCATCGAACTCTCGAAGGGCGCGCGGCCGGGGACATTTCCACATGAAATATTCCACTTCCTTTGGGAGCTACTGCCTCCTGAGGTTAGGGCCGAGGTCGAGCAATATCGCCAGGAGGAGATTCAGCAGGCGCTAGGCACGGTGAAAGACGCAACGGCGCTTCCGCCGGAGGTGCAAGAATTGCTCGGCAGGATGATGGCGCGTGATGGCATTCACTCCGAGGATTTCCTCCGGGCGATGGCCGATATCGTCGGCGCGCACCCCGAGCTTAAGGCATTCCTCGATCGCTGGTATTATCTGTCCAGTCCGCAGGAGTACCTTGCCGGCGTGGCAGGGAACGAGTACGCGCGGTCAAATCCGTTCTACCACAAGGAGGAGTCCCTCTTTCAGCGGCTGCTTGCCAGGATCCGGGAATGGCTCAATGGGCTGCTCGAAGCGCTCCGGCGGGTTATCGGGTACAAACCGGGTATCAAACGGGTTATCAGCGACCTTTTGAACGGGCGTTACCGGAACACTCCGGAGGCCGGAGCCGAGCTCGAGCGCTGGCAAGCCGAGCCTGGACCGGAGAAAACCGAGCTACCCGAGGATGAGGGGCTCAACATGGCCGACCTCGAGCTCGACAACGAGAAGGTCACCACACAGCGCATGGGGGTAATCGACACGATCCTTGGGCGCGAGCAGATGAGCCCGGAAATGCTCGAGGCCGGTAAGAGGCACGCAGAGCAGACCTTTACGAGGGCCGGACTGCAGGTCATCCCCTCCGAGGACAACGGGTATTACGAGCTGGTGGACCCCGACTTCGAATCTGAGATTGAGGGGCGCCGGCTGCTCAAGCTGGTGCAGGACGATATATCGACCCAACAGCAGCCAGGGCAAACCATGGCAAAAGGGGCATTGGGTTTCCTCATCAACTCAATCCGCAACAACATGGTCGGGGATGACGTCACGGCGTTTAGTCCGGCACTCAAGGCCGAGCTCTACGCGGTCACTCAGGGGGAGGCATCCCACCGTGGTTTAATGCTCGGAGTGCTGGCGGGGCTCAGGAAAACGGCCCAATACGTGGCGCGCAACGTCAATACGATCCTGGCGCGGACCTATTCGGACGCTTTCGGCGGGGACTTTATCCGCAAGATCCTGGCGCGCATCACCGATCACATGCGGGATTATTTCACCGACGAGGAGATCTCGAAGGCGCTCGAGGAAAAGCCCGCGCTCAAAGACCTGGTCGACAAAACGATTGCCTTGCGGATCCACGATGAGGGCAACGCGGCTTATCGATGGGTGCAGCGGTTGCTCAAGCCGAAGTTCAAGAAAACGCTGGCCAAGCTGCAGAGCGATGCCAGGACCGAGGAGGCGGTAAATAGCTTCCTCGAGCAGGCTGCAAGGCAGGGGATTGAACCGAAACCGACGCCAAAGCCTACGAAGCTGACGGCGGTCGACCGGCTGATCCACCTCATGACGCCCGCGACCTCGGCCAAGATAAACGGGATCATGCGGGCTGCGGTCGAGGCTGCGGAATTCAATGCCGGCCGTAAGCAAGCGCTGTTGGATGCGCAAAGCGACGAAGAACGGCAGGAGCTGCTCGCCAATTTCCAGGCCGGAGAGGAGCCAACCAGGGACCAAATCGAGCGCGGGCTCGACCAGCCGGAGTATCGGCATTGGAAGGATATCCGAGACAACCTCGTCGGATATGACCCGGTTACGCTCAAGACGGCTCAGGACCTCATCCGCGAGGATTTCAGCAAAACCCGGTTCAAGGCACCGGTGCAGCGCCCTGCGGATACCCGTATCGACCTCGAGAAGCTCGCGCAAGAGCCGGAGGCCGAGGTTACCAGGGTCTTGGACGCCTATTGGGCCAACCTCGAGGCCAACATGGACCTGTCCAGAGCCGACGAAGGCACAAGGGCTAGGGTCCTGTCCATTATCGAGACACAATTAGCAGGACAGCTTGAGAGAGCTCGGGAGCGAGTTCGCGCCCCTTTGTTCCAACCGCCTCAAGAACGTGGCGCTACGCTTACGCCTGAAGCGAGGCTAGGCGCTAAAATCAATGCTGGCCTCTTTCGCGACCCGCGGCTTGACCTTGTCGAGTACGTCCAGACCGTGGCGAACAAGAGCATTATCCAAAGGGTGATGCCGAAAGCCTCGGATCTGGTCCGCCAGGCTCTAGACACCCCCTTCTATCGGCAGGCTCAGATTGCCCAAAACTTCAGCCAAATCCTCATCAACCGGTATGGGGTGCCCGCCGAAGTGGCTGACCGGGCTGCGGCCTTGTTCGAAGCGGCCTATCAAAACCTGTTCGAAAAGGCACGGGTCCAGGCAATTAAGCGTGCGACAGACGGGCTTACACCCAAGGAAAGAAAGTTTGCGCGCCCGGGGAAACCGCTCTGGCATAAGATTGTGGCGGCTGCTAATGCCGGCATTTTCGACTCGACCGACGTCTTGCGCCAAATTGCGGCCGCAAAAGGATGGACACCTCCCACGGAGGCTCAGGTTAAGCGGTTCAAGGACTTGGCGGCTCAGATCCAGAAGCTGCAGGAACTCACCCCCGAGGAACGGGCTCAGGCCGGAAACGACGCGGAAGCGCTTCGGCGGGCCCAGGCTGCTCGAGACGCTCTCACCGAGGAGAGACGTGGCACTCTCTCGAAGGATATAAGCGCGCTTTGGGCGAAGATGACTCGCCCGATCGTGTTCCCCGGATTCAGCGTGCAATCCTGGCGCAATGCGTGGAACAGCCGGCGGAACATTGCCGACGCCATCAACGAGTTTGAGGTAGCCAATATGCTGCTCAAGGTCGGGTTTGCCCTCCGCCTCCCGACACACATCATCAGCCAACTCTTTTGGCACATCCCTACCAGGGCGGCCGGTGTTGCCTGGATGCGGCAAGCCGAGGGGAGCAGAGAGTCGGCGTGGCGCGACCTCAATGTTGCTTTGGCCGACGGGTACGGACGAGCGCTCAAAGCACTTAGGCCGGCTATAGCGTCCGCCCGCTCGGCCTTGGCTGGTCGTGGCCAGAGTCGAAATGTGGACCGTTTGGTTACGGGCGTGTTGATGTTCGAACGAATGGAAGCCGAGGCAAAGGCAGCTTCGGAAAAGGGTCAGCACGGCAAAGCCGCGGTGTTGCGCCTCCTGGGGCTCGCCCGGTTTAGCCTCCGGTTCGTTCAAGCCGTCGATAATTTCCAGGGTGTTCCGGCGGAGTTTCAGGAGCTCGCCAATCAGATTGAAGGCGAGTTGCGGGAGCGCGGCATGGACAAAGCCGAGATTGCGGCCAACAAAGACCGGATACTTGGCAACCTCAAAGAGAAGCGGGATGCGGCCATGGCGCTGGCCCGCCAGGTGTTGGGCGAGAATGCCGGCCCCAACGAGGTCAACGAGGCTGCTTGGAACTTGGTCCGCTCAAATATCTACGAGGATATCCGGGCGCTTGGGCTTCCGGCGGATGACTTCCGTGCGAAAAACGAGAAGCTGCGTCGTACGATCGCCTGGCAAGAGCGCGTGACCCACGGGCTTGGCGGGCTTGTCGCTGGCGCCGGCAAGATGGCGTCAGGGTTTGCGGCGAACATCGGCTTGCCTTTCAGCTTCGCACGCTTTGCCAACGCAGTCGGCACCGGCATCAATTACTCGCTCTTTTTCACGCCGCTCTACGCCCAGGGAGCAATCAAGGTTCCTGGCATGGGCGGAGACGAGGAGTCCCCATGGTTCTGGAGTGAGGAGGACCGGTATCAAAGACGGGTGCAGGCCATTGTGGGCAGCATCCTCGGCGCGCTCATCATGGGCATGGTGTTCGCGGGCCTCATCCGGGTATTCCTGAGGGGGCCGAAGAACAAAGCAGAGCGTGAACTTTGGGAGGCGCAAGGTCACCGATCGGGGACGATTGAGCTCGTCCTCAACGATCACGAGTTCATCCCAATGTCTTTGACGGTCGGGCTCGCCTCGGCCTTTGCGCCGTATGCGGCGACAGCTGGGGCAATTCTCGAGGCGGTCATGGCGCGCGAGAAGGCGCAAGAGAAGCTGAATGCTGAAGCCGAAAAGAAGGGGATTGCTCCCGGTAAAATCCCGCCCATCGGCGCGCTCGACATTGCCTCGATCGCAGCTCAAAGCCTTTGGGGGACGCTTATCTCCGGCAAAGCATTCTCTGGCGTGGTGCAGAGCGGGACTGAATATGGGGTCCCCAACGTCTCGAAGATGGCTGCGGCCTACGTCTCGCCCAACATCCTCGGGTTGCCAGCTTACCAAGAGTTTGCGCGCGGAGCTGGTGTGAATATGGACTCCAAGCTCTCGGGCTTTTGGGACTTCCTCGTCCCGCTGCCGACGAGCCAGGCGCGGGCCGTCAACATCCTCGGCGACCCTGTCGGGACACCGGACGCGGTCCAGCGCTGGATCCAAACGCTGACAGCCGGCGGCGGGGTGATGGGGATCTACCCTGGCATAGTGGACACCGAACAAGCTAAGGCGCTCGCACCTTATGCGGCGCTGCTCAATTCAGGATATCGGCCGCCCGCGGTTGATTCAGCCAAAGGCTATCCAATCGATGGCGAGTACCGCCCGATGAACAAGACGGAGCTTGCTGACTACTCAGTCGCTCGAGGCCAGAATTTCAAGCAGTCGCTCGAGGCCCTCGGACCGGACGCAACCCTCAGCGATATCCGCACAGCCTTCAATCAGGCGAACCAGACGGCTTTGCAGAGCGTCGGGGTCGACACCTCGGCAATGGAAGCGCTATCCAAAACGGCGCCGGGAAATGGCCAGGTGCCGACCGGGAGCGCGAGCAGGTATGTCACCCCGCAAAATGCGCAGGTGCCGAGCATAGCTGCAGGCGGGGGAGCTCCGTTACGTGGAGCTGCTCGGCTTCCCAATCTCAGGCGCGGGGTGCGATTGCCGGCGAGGAGCCTCCGCGGTCCACGAGGTCCGTCAATTCGGCGCCCAGGTGGAAGGGCCGGAGCTCTCCGGAGGACTGGTGCAGGCGGGATTAGGTCACTCAGGCCGCGAGCGCATTAGTACCCAAGCCAAAAACAGACGTCTCCCCATCTACCGGGGACCCCGACCTCCTCAAAGATTGGCTTGTAACCAATATCGGCCATCTTGCGGACGAGCTCATCCTTATGCGGCTGGTCGTGGTAGTAGGGGTCATAGGCGACCTCTAACCACACAAGCCGCGGACGGAAGGGAAAACCCAGGAAATAGTTCCATTCGGATCCTTGGACGTCCATCCAGAGCAAAGTTGGCAAGCCGAAGAAGCTGTCGAGGTCCGCGGCTGTCACGGCCGGCACCACAATACACTCGACCGGCATATCCTTGAGGTCCGTCGGCACCAAGAGGCTCCCGCATTGGTCGTTTGTGCCGACTGAGCGGTTGAAGTGGATGAGCGGACGAGTGCCGAGCGGAGCCAGGGCACCATTGACGATAGTGATATTTCGATGGCCCTTCGCATTGACCAGGCACTTCGGGATGTTGTAGGGGTCGGCCTCGAGCGCAACGACTCGAGCTTTGGGGAAAGCAATGGCGAGCTCCACCGCCTGAGCGGCATCGAATGACCCGAGGTCATAAATCACTAGCGGGTCGATATCCAGCTTGCGGGCGATGTTCACGAATTCAGCGGTTTTGTTCATCCTTCCTTTATGGTTGCCCCGAGGGGGAGGTTGATTGAGCGGCGTTGCGGTTGTCTTGCGATACGGTAGATCTCATCCAAAAGGGTTCGCTCCTTCGGGGTAGGCTCAGGCATCGGAGCCAGCATCGAATTAATGAGCTTGAAGATCCCGAGCGTGGTGCTTTGGTATGATTGGAGACGGACGACTGGGAACGGGTCCTTGTAAGGTTTCTTCCAACGGAACGGCCTCGAGCGCTTCGGGAGATAGAGATTCATTTCCGAGGAGCAAAGAGGGTCATCAATAACAAGTAGACAATCCACAGCACTAGCGCCAGGAAGCAGAATGCCTCAATAAATTTCACCATGGGTCGAGTGCTATCTCCATCGCGTGATGTGTCCAGGCCCGAATACTTCTGACGTCGGTGAGCTTGTGCGCTTCCTCGCGCAGCTTCTTAAACTGGTCTGCGAGCTGGCAATCCACGTTCAAGTTGTAGTTCCAGCACGGAGCATCGATCCACCATTTGATATACCAGATAACGCGCTGGAGCTGTTGGGGGGTCGGCGCCGGTCCCTTATCAACAATGTGATGGAAGTAAGCCTCGACGCAGGCCGGCAAGTCGCTTTTTTCATCGCGCCAGTGTCCTGGGAATTTCCCCTCTCGGTAAGGTGTTCCGCAGGCGCTCATTGCAAAGCAGCGCAAATAGCGCAGACGAATTGGTCCGCAATGCTCCCGATGAGCTCTTTCCGGTATTCGTCTGGCGCAATCTCCCGCCCGCAACTCGAGCAGAAAAGGAGCTGCGGATCCGGTTCGACTGTGAACTCGCTCACCCTGGCACGCATCTCCGCCAGGCGCTTTAGCACGGGATCCCTTACTGCGCTCGAGACGATGTTTGTGCGCGCGTTGATCTCCGCCTCGGATATCAGCTTGTCGATCTCCATGTAGCTCCCGACTGTCGTTTGCATTTTCCAGCGCAGGTCCCGCCACAACTGGAGCGCGACCTCGGCGTCAGTCGTTTTGCTCTGTGCGACTTTGACCGCCAGCTTGACAGCCTCAACAGTCTTTTTGCTTGGGCGCTTCCCGATCATACGATTTCAATAAGTTTGCCCCATAGGCGCTTTTGGTCCCTAGGGAAGTCCCAAGCTCCTTGAAAGTCAACCTTTCGGCTCATTGCCAAGAGCAGGTGCGCGTGCACAACTTGCAGGTGTTCCTCCCCGTTGTCGCTATCAGTCCAAAGATCGTGCCATGCGCAATCGAATTTGAGCTCCGGATGCTTGCACCACTTGAGCGCATCGGCGACTACGATTGTCAGCCGGCGATCTTTCGGCATGTGCTGCGCAACCAGCCGCAAGACGTGCATGTCCTTCTCGACGCAGACAACGTGCTTAACCGCAGGGTTTGCTAGGCACCCACGGACAACGCAGCCCAACCCAAGGCCAGTTATCAGGACCCTTCCCCGGGCCCGGAGCATGAACCTAAGATGAGTTTGCAGCTCGAAAATCGTGTCCTCCATCACAACCTCTCCGCCTATGTGCATCGTGGACTCTGTAGAGCGAAGCAGCCTCGTATAGGTTCCTGCCGGCAGCACAAGGCGTTTCTTCAGTCGAGGGTGAAAGTGTGGAAGCGGCTCCGGGACCGTCTCCTTTTTGATAACCCAAAGCCCGCTTTCACCACTCGGTATTGACTCAGCCCGAGCGGCTGCAAGTATCTGCTCTTTGAGCGAGCTCATTAGTTCAAGCCGAAGCAAACCGAGTTGTTGAACAGCTCCCAAAACTCCAGTTTTAGCTCCCAAGAGCCGAGCCAGCACGAGGACCCGCAATAGAATTTATCGACTCCAACCCTTGTTATGTAAATGTGGTGATTCATCGGGTGTCAGCGTAGCGCTCAAGCCTGGCGCGCTCAGTCGAGGTCGAGTCGTTATAAATTTCGGTGTGCCGGTCCCACACCATTACGTTGCTCTGGTCCCCTCTCCGGAAAATGTTTTGGAGGTCTGGACGTCTCCAGTCTTTGAGCTCATAGGCCGCGTCCCACGTCATCAAGAACGTCGGGACGTTTTTGCTAAGCGCATAGGAGGTGAAGCTATTGGGGCCGGCTTCAAACTGGTTGCATGCCTCCCGGTCTTTGACAGCGATCGGGTAATCGCGCAGGAGCTCGGGCGAGAAAGCAATGAACGGGGTCCGGAGGTGAGGCCCGCGCTCGTATGACGCGGACACACCGTAGAGCCCTGGTCCGTATTCCCTCCGCGCGCTCACCAGCGGATAAAGCCAGCCCTCACGATGGAAGTAGGCGCCGGCGTTGCAGCACACCAGCAAATCGCAGTCGAGCGCGTTTGCCGCAAACTGATAGGCGCCGTTGTCCCATCCGTGGCCGTAATACTCGATCTGTCGTGGCAGCACGGATTGGGCAATCGGTCTACCCCCGCAGTTTAATATGACCAGCTCATGCTCCTGAGTCGGCTTGAACTTCTCGTAGGTACTGAGAAAGCGCTCAGTCCTCTCGTCGTAGCTCGACGCTGGCGCCCCCTGCTCCCTGGCCGTTTTCACCACTCTTGTGTAAGCGATTATTGTTTTCATCGATTAATAGGTCTACTTCGTTGCTGAGACTGTCTACGAGCTGCCTTACCTTGGGATCGCAGTTCAGGCGCCATTTCACCTTTTTAACAGCGTGGCTTACGGTCCCATGATCCCGTTTGAATTCTCGGGCGATATCGACGACACCGCCCAACCGTTTGACCCGGCAAAAGAACATGACGAGCTGGCGCGCATTAGCTACCGACTCCTCCCCGCGGAACGGCGACCGTATGCACATCGGGTCAACGCCCATCCTTCTACCGATCAGAAAGCAAAGGTCATTGATGAGGGTGTTTAACTCCGACTTGCGGATGATTCGCTCCATACTCAGGCTTTCGATCGCTCTCTCGAGCTGAGCCAGTTCCCTGAGTTTTTCCAGTCTCCGGCGCGCGGCTGAGATGCGGCTATCAAGCTCAATTTCGATTGGATCCATAATTTGTGTGTGCTCATTAGGTTGCTTTTTAACTGACGGAGCGGAGGCGACGGCTTTTAGTTCAACCAAGAACAACACAGGTGCCATCACCCCCGCCCCAAAATCACGCTCGAAACGGCGAAATCAGCTCGCGGAGTTGCTGCTCGGTCTTTACTCCGTGCACGTAAGCTGCCCCACGTGCGATAGCATCGCGGGCGGCCTTCATGTAAACCGGGTGATCCAGGCTGTTGACCGAAAACGAAGGGAACGAGTTCCACGGCAATTTGTAGAGCTCGACCATGAGCCCAAGCCAGCGATCAACAAATCCCCCCTCGTAAATTTTCATCCCGAGCATCCGTTCCCCATACTCAACAATCGCCCCGGCCGTCTCGACGTCCACCCACCACGGAGTATGAAAGTATGGGCACGGCGCAAAGCCCACCCCATCACCGTACCCGCCCACAGTCGTGGCCAGTCCGCCAGGGTGATCGGGTAACGGTCGAAGAAAAATCCCGTCATATTCGATCACGCAAATATCTGTGTAGCCGAGTCCGCTCAGGTCCGTCAGGAACAGCTTGTAGAGGTTTAACAGGCGCTCGAGGTGATTGGGTCCGCCCGCTCCGCCGTCCTGGCCAATGTTGAACGACCCGATAAAGCTGCTTGTCTGCGGCCAACTGACCGGCTTATCGACACGCCCTACTCCCGCCAGGTCACGGCCCGACCTCTCGTAGAAAGGCCAATGCCGCAAAATCGTCGCGTTAGCGCCCTGGTGTCCGAGTATCGCTACGAGTGTTTTCATCAAAACGGAGGGGGCGGAGTGTAACCGCGTTCTTCCAACAGCTTTGGCATCCAGGCAAACCGCGGGGTTTTCCCTGCCGGCGTCATGCAAGCGTTCGAGAAGTGGATAGCAGGCGCGGTTTTCCAGCCATCCTCCCCGTAACACTTCGCAAAATCCGACCGGACATAGGCGTCGGGCTCAGCCTGAGCGACTTTTTCCAAGACGATCATGTCGGAAAGGTGCTTCTCCCCGGAGTGCGCGAACGAAGCAAACCAAATACAGGCCCGCTCAAACGCTTTCGGATTGCCAGTCACGATGCAGGGAGTCGTATTCTGGTACACGTGCAAAAGGTCCTTCTGCTCGACCTCGAGCAACGGGTCGAGGTCCTTCAACTGCGTCGGGGTTAAGAGCGTGTCGTAGTCCATCATGATCCCCCACGGCTCACCTGTCGAAGCCATCGCCAGCCAGCGGAGGTAGCACGCCCGGTCGTACATCTTCGGGTTGATGCTCGGCAGTTTCTCGACGGCTGCAAGGAATTGGCCGTAGCGCTCGTGGAGTTGTGCGTGCCATTCCTGAAGTACGAACGGCTCAAAGCCAAACGCGGTATGGTGCCGGCGCCAAAGCTGGAGCATGCGCAGCTCGCTGACGTTGTCGTGGGCCGGAACGTGATCGTAAAAGGTATAGAGTCGCATTTAGACGGGGGGCTGATACCCGAGGCGTTTAACCTGCTCGGCGTGGGTTGCCTTTCGAATGGCATCCAGCGCGCTAATCTTATCGCTGTTATCGACTCGGCTATAGTGCTGGATCATCTTCAGGCTCTGGCCCGTCAGGCTCCCAATCACTACCGGGCTTACCCCAGCTCGGAGGCACCGTGTCACAAAGCTATGCCGGAAACAGTGGAACGTGTAGGCGTCCATGCCGCACCGGACGGCAATCTTTTTGAACTCATCCCAAAAATGCGAGGGACGGGTCCCGAAATTAAACTTATGGGCAAGCCAGGGTGTCACAAACTTGCTGTCTCCCCTCGATTGCTGCAGCTCGCACAACGCCTCGAGGTACTCGCCAGCGATCGGTATTTCCAATCGCTGTTTCCTCCTCCGCATTTTGGAAGGGCGAGTCACAATCATCTCATTGACGAAGTCCACGTAGCTGCCGTCCTCGCATGCGTCCCATTGGAGCGTAGCTATGTCGCAGCCGCGGAGCCCGGTTTCCCACGCCCCCATAATCACAATCGGCCAACCCTCGGTAAAATCCGGCGACATACTGGCGCTCAACAATCGGCGGTACTGCTCCTCGCTGATTATCGGTTTCACCGCGTAGGGCCGGATCGTGAAGGGGAGGCGCCGGTATTGCACCGGGTTAATGTTGATGACGCCCTCCTGGCGCATGAGTTCGAAAAAGCGCTTAATGTGAATGAGCTGATTATACACCTCGACGTTGCGCGCCTGATACACCCTCACCAGCTTGACCAGCGCTTCGCGGTCAATCTCTTTGACCAGCTTCCTGGGGCCGTAAACTTTCACAAGCTCGCCAATGATCCGTCTCTGGCCCTCTTTGTAGGGCTGGCCTAGCGGCTTCTGTTCAAAAAATTCGAGCGCGAGCTCCACCGCTTCCTTGAGCCGGATATCCGGCGTTATTCCCTTGCACTCGCCAGGGTTGTATTGCTCGAAATAGTTCATGGCTCCCAATCTGTCTTTATGTGATGCACGGCGCAAACCTCCCCGTCTACCAGCATCCGCTTGCGCTCCTCCTCATCGGTCACCAGGTCCCGATACCATGAGCCGACTGTGTGCAGGTTGGCCACAAGGTCATAGGACATTTCCTCGAACGTGTCCCAAATCTTGAATCCGATCGCAAAGTCCCATGCGTCGTGAGACGTGGCCGTCGCTTGGGTGTTGGTCAGGTCGAAGAATTTGCCCAACCAGTTTAGATCGTAGATAGCCAGGGCTCCATTAGGGAACACCGCGGTCTTGCCCTTTATCCCCGCGCCGAGCCAACCGTAGGTAGCAATCGGGAAATTCTTCCGGGTGTTCACGCGCAGGAGCTCCGCCCACAACTTGCTCGCCTCCGGGCTCCAGTTGCAGGGGTTGTAGGTTGCCAGTGTCCCGGCCGCAAGCAGGGGTTTGCCATGCGAAAAATACTCGTTCCAAATATATTGATCCCAGTCCGGCCGCCCTACACGGACGTCATCCTCGAGGGTAATCATGTGGGTGTAACCTCGATCGCGTGCAATCTTGGCACCGGTAAAGAAGGCGCCGTTTTGCATGCAGAACTTGTTAGGCTTCCCGTCGGGGAACGTCATGGGCCGGAACACCTCCGGGCTCGCCTTCAACCGGAACGTGTCGGGCCAGGGATGCTCAGAGTAAAGGATCAGATCGGTCTTTGGCTTGAACTTGGCGATGTTGCGGAGGAATACCTCCGGATGGCCAACCTTTGGGGGAGCTACGTAACCGCAGCAACAGAGTCTCATTGGGGAAAGTGTCCCTCCCGGTTCAGGCGCATGATGATCTCGTCAGCCTGGCCGATTACAAGGGCAGTGAAAGCCGCCTTGTCTCCCGTGCGGAGGGTTTGAGAGGCTGCACCGTTCGCAATCTGTCCTATCAACCACTGGCGGTATGTCATGCCTGGGCATTGGGCTTCGGGAATTGGAAAGGCAGGGGTATCTCCGACTGATCGTTTACTTAGCGCGCTCATAGGTTGCTGCCGTGGTTTTTACCCGCCGGAGTTTCTCCTGGCAAGCGCTTTTCCACTTTTTCGAGCCGTGCATCGATTTCTTTTAGCGCCATAACAACCGCCAGCAAGTGCGAAAGCATTTCGAACCGATCAGAGTTGACCCGCTGGCGTAGTGGAAATTCCTCCATTGGCCGGCGGATCTGGTCCTCAATCTGGTTAAGTTTGGCGTTCATGGCGAGCGGTCGATGAATAGCAGGGACGTCCCGCGGACCCACGCGCTCCCGTTGCCTACCTGGGGGCCTACCAGAAACTCCTCGCGGCCATACGCACGGCGTGTTGCCTTCACCAAGACACCGACGCGAAACGGGACCCGACCGATACCGCTAACCTCTGCGGGCTGGAACAGCGCCACCAAGGGCGGTTTGTATTCCAACAGCGGTTTAGCGACTGCCTGCTTTTTCTTCTTTTTTCTTTTCATATTTGAGTGCTGCTTGTGCTTTTGCTACCCGGCGGGCGTTCCGTTCCTCGGCTTTCATCGCCACAACGAACGGATACCACTCGCCAAAAATGTCCTGCTCCCGTTGCTCCTGGCTCCTTCGGTCCGTGTCCAACCAGTTGCGGAGCTTATACTCGTCCTTCGCCCTTCGCTCCTTGTGATTCATCCGCCTCGGATGCTCGTTATAACTGAAGTTCGGGTCCGGCTTGCGGAGGAGCTCCTCGATGCTGTTCCGTGACTGGATGAGCTCAGGGACCGGCGGGTGTTTGTAATGGCCCCGCCTCATATCTTCACTGGGTCCTTGTCCACAAAACCCTCCTTAATGAGCAGCCGGATCCGCTCGCTCATCAATCGCTCAGCAACCTCGGCGCGCGAATTCCCAAAAAGGCCGGCAGTGACAAGCGCATCGAGCTGACCCGCCAGTTGCTGCGTTGTGGTGAATTCGATTCTGACCCGGTTGTTTTTACTTACTGGTCTAGCCATACAGCTCCGCCCCCGACGCGCACAGTCAAGCCGACGCCAGGGGCGGACCCGAAGGGCTCAGATCAGGCCGCAGGCACGCGCCATGTTATCCTCGACTCGCATGTCGAACCGATCCGGGGACGGGGACGTCTCCGGTACGGGACCCGCTTCGGGTATGCCCACCAAGGCATGGGCTGACCTCCACGCCTCAGGGGTATATTTTTTGTACCAAACCTTGCCACGCATAGACCAGCGAAAGCCCGCCCCTTTCACCCTAGCCAATACATCCGGTGCCGGTTTGCTCGGGAATGAGATCTCAACCCCGTCGTGTTCCGGGTTGCGGCGTATCGTAATACCGCCGGCTGTCGAGCTGGGGCACGGAGTTGCAGTTGGCGCCACTTGCTCAAAGACAATCCGCCACTCCGTCGAGCGTGGCCCGCCCTGATAGTCGGGGTTAAACTCGACCTTGATAGGCTTGCCACCCTCCGGCCAATCGGTGTTGTAGGTCAGCCGGTGAACATGATCCCCAAGGTCCGCATGGTCCCCATCGACAAATCCGGGTTGCCTTATGCCCGTGTACTCGATGCCTTTCATCGCGCACATGAGTTTTGCAACCTCCTCAGTAACCTCGTAGGGGATCTCCCGGTGCGGAAAGCAAAAGCGGTAACCGCCCACGATTCGGAGGATTGCCTCGTGCTCGGCGCGCTTCTTTCGCAATTCTTCGCTGTCGGTCCCCTCGTGCTCCCATCGCTCATACTTCTGCAACAACTCCCTTATCCGGTGTTCGGTTGGGCCCAGGGACCAATAGACGTCAACTGAGTTGTAATCCGTCTTGACCCGAAACGTAACGCCAGGGAAAGCCAGGGCGAGCTCAGCCCGGATCGTCCGGCCCGTCCAAGCGTGGGTGCTTTCGCCAGGTCGTTGCTTTTGGAGGAAAGCGTCGAAGTCGTGCAGGTGCTCCTGATAATGCGATTCAATCAGCGCTTTTCGGTCCTCGGCCGCCTTCTCGTAGGCCGCGCGCTGTTCATTGATTTCAACCTGCTCGGCTGCGTCCTCCTCCGCGGTCTGGCGCTTGTCGTGGACCGGGCGGGAGAGCTTCAGCTCTGCAATCCCATTGCCGGCCGCTTCGATGATCTTGCGGTAATTCTCCCGCGTGACTTTCCAGCCGAAGTCCCGCCCCAGTTTGGCGAGCAGGTCCGCAGCTTCCTGGCGGATCGGCCCCATGAGTTGGGTAAAGGTGAAGCTATCCCCGCCGGAGCCGTCGGCATTGCGCACACCGGTTTTCTCGGTGTAGGTGCGGCCCTCGGCTATAATAGCCCGGAATGCTTCGTTTACGTCCTTTGTCTGGCGCGGACCGGCTTCGCTTGACCATTTCTCTTTGGGGAGCTCAGCGTTTAACTTGTCGGGTCGGTCCCCGGTAATCCCCATGTGTGTAACTTCCATATTTTGTTTCTTTTGTTTTGGTTGAACTGACTTTGGATCGGCTTCAGCCGTCCGCTTAGCCCTCCGCGTAAAGGGCTAACCGGAATCACAAGCTGCGCGCCCACCGGGTAAATGAGATTTCATCATCGAAATGCAGGGTGTACCCCTCCCTGGTGTGCTCTACATGGATCCGCTTCCCCTCGCGTTTCACGGACATCTCACCGTATTCTGAGCCCCGTGGGTCGGTGATCATCGTTGGGAGCCCCGCCTCAGCGGCCAACTGCTTTTTGAGCTGCTCAAGCTGCCCGGTAAGCTGCGCATTCGCGCTTGCCAGGGTGTCAGCGATGCCCGTTTCTTTAGCAAGCGCAGCCTTGATCTTCTCGTTGTCCTCAATCTGGTTTGTGGCCATGGCTGTCAGCTTCTTATTTTCCTCCCGCAAGCGGGTGAGCTCCTGCTCCATTTGCTCTACAACGTGCTCGGGAAAACGGCCGGCAAGGTGTTCCGCCCTTGCCTCCTTAATCGCGTCATGCAAATCATTCCACGAGTTGAAGCTGACCTCATCCCTTTGCCAGGACGGCATTACCTCGATTTCCTTGACCAGGCGGTCCGCAGCCTCGATGAGAACGGGCAATGTGTTTGCGCAATGCGCCAGATATTCCCCGGCCGCGGTTATCTCTTGCAGCTTTAGATCCCCGCCTACGCTGGCGATTGTTGTCCCCTCATCCTTGCTGCAAATCGTCGCTTTCGACGGGTTGTAATACCAGGGGATCTGCGGGATGGCCGCTTGCCACTCCTTGAGCTCACTGTGTCTCTCTGTCGTTTGTTTCATAATGGTTTTGGTTGAACTTCGGCTTTGTGCCGGTGCGGCTCCCCCAGCTCCGGGCGGAAATGAGCAAACCCATCGCCAGGAGGGCCGCAACGGTACTAAGACTTTTCGTTTGGCACGTTGCAGATCCTCGCTTGCATCACGACCGGCTTGAACGGGTTTGGCCGCTTGAATCCTCCTATCCGGTTAAGGTGCACCCATATCGCAGCCCAATAGCCGAACATTTGGAACTTGTAGCGCGCGAGTGCGTCCCAGGCTTTGCGCTCCGCCTCAGCCAGCCCGCTAATCAGATCCCCGTAGACTGCCTCGTTGCGGATTGACGCCTGCTCGTCGGCTTCCTGCTGTGCGTGTAGCTTCTCGATTAGTGTGCTCATAGCGCACCCCCCGTCCGGTTCATGGCCGTACGTGCCCCCTCAAGGTTCACGTTGCCAGCAACCCAATAGCCCTCAGCGGAGCTGGTCTTGTCATGTATCCCTTCGAGCTGCTCTAGCAACCCGCCGAGCTGTTCGCGCAGCAACTCAATCTGCGTGGACAAGTCCAGGCTCGTATTAGGCTGTTGCGCCTGATCCTTTACCCACTCTCGAAGCTGCTGGTATTCCTCCAGGCTCAACACGTCGCACACGATCTGATTATGCTCTTGCTCGAACTCCTCCATGCAATCGTCACAAACCCACACGTCCGGACTAGCCTCGCCCATGTGCTCCGGCTGCACGGCTGGATCGGCCACGTTGAGCGCGTAAGCCTTGAAATGCTGCGGACCTACGTCTAGCCCGCATGCCTCACACGTCCGCAAATCTCTACTTTGCATGGAACTGCACCCCCTTCCCGTTCGTCTCCTCGTGGTAGCTCGCGGCTGCACCCTGCCAACACTCCCACAGATCAACCCCGTGCCGATCGCACCAATGGGCCAGATCGTTAATCAGGTCATTCACATTCGTCTCGCAAGTGTCCACGCCCACAGCCTGACCGAAGGCGCGCAACGCTTCATTCGCCCATCCGCTCCGCTGCTCATTGGTTGGAGTGTTCGGGTCCCTAAACTCCTCCTCGGGAGGTACGCTGGTAACCTCAGAACGGGCATTAGACTCTATCCTGTCCCACTCCTCGCCCCGTTCATCCCGGTACACGTTCTCTCTCGCCTTACGATTTTTAGCCCAATCGGGCATATCTCTGAATTTCTTAGGCATGGTGAAACTCCTCCTTTGTGGCTGTCATCCCCTCGGACACTAGCGCCTCATTGCTCAAATTGTTGAACCAAGTCTCTAGTTGCGTGAAAGGGCTATCCTTCCCTTGTTCGAGACAAATCGCATTCGCGTAGTTTTCGAACAGCACAAAAACCTCCCGCTTCTCCTGGCGGTCCCACAGCACAAGCTGACCTCCACTCGGCTCCGGCAAATCCGGGATCTGCTCACGGTTGCACGGTAAGAGGAAGATGAAACGCCGCGGCGATTGCACGTCCCAACAAAAGCCAAGACTGATATCCCACACCTTGACGTCTATGCCGTCCACGGTGATCCACTCCGGTATAATCGTTAAGTCCGGCTCATCACTGCAATTCGGGTCGTGCCAGATAATCGCGTCATTGAACACCTTCCCCGTGGCAACCGACTCATTGTCAGCCGAAAGCCGCCGTTGCTCCGCGAGGAAAAAATTCCTCCCCTTCTCATCAACCAGAGGCTTGGCCCATCCGTTCCAGTTGTCGAACGGGTTCACGTAACACGCAATCGCCCGATACTCCGGCCAATCTGCAAACCCCACAAACCTCCGCTCATACACCCTCGGGATCTGCGTGTCCCACTCCTTCACATGCGCTTTGGGGATGCGCTTGGCAAACCCGCCACTGATCGGGAATACCTTGATAAACTCCCCTTCCATGCCCTTCTGGTCGTCGGGATTGTAACTCCAATAATGCGTCCCGTACTCGGGATGCTCCGTTTTGATAGTGCTCATTTGATTTGTTTTTGGTTGAACTGCGGTTGCCCCTTTCCCTTTTCCGGACCAGGGGCGAACGCAATTCACTTCCGGAGTTTTGCCCGCTTGGCTAACGTGTCCTCAGCAATCCGCCGTTGCATATAGCTGCCATGCTCAGCGATATCCCTCAGTTGCCCATCGCTCGCTTCCTCCCACGTCTCGGGTAAATGCGGGTTAGGCTTGTAAGTCTTGGCTGGCTTCACCCTGAGGTTTAGCTTGCTAATGTTCCTGGCAATCCGATCAATCCGGCTCATCGCTTGTCCCTCCAAATTTCAAACATCCAAGCGGTTCCCTCGGTGAATTCCTTTGCTTCACCAATCCATTCCTTATGCTCACTCGCGTCGAGGACCTCCCCATCGGCATGCTCAATTATCGTTATCCCGCGGGACAACACGTCGTGCAACACCCTCGCATTCTCGACCAGCTTCACGAAAGCAGCCGCTTCGCAAACCGTGTCGAACTTCACTTTGACCTCAAACCGGCTCATATAACGCCCTCCACGCCAGTCCGAATAGCACAACGCGATGCAATCAACATGAACGGGATCCGCTCGCCCGCATCCGTCTTGTAATAGCCTTGCTGTCGGTAGCGCTCGCAGAACTCAAAGAGCGCTCCCCCCGCTTCCTCCTCGCTCTTAAATCCCTCCTGATTGAATGGCAGGTTATCCGGGCTGATAACAAACCATTGGCACGCACGCCGCGTGTAAACTCCCATCCCTTCAATCTTCGTCAGCCACGCCATGATCGCCTCCACAATCTGAGGCTCGTCTTTGACCTCCACAACGCTCAGACCCGTCTCCAGGCAATACTCGTCCGCCTCTTGCACGCCCGTCTCGCTCTCCACAATGCTCCCGCCCCATGTTGCCCCCCCATCACCAAACGCCAATGACCAGCGACTATCGTCAACCCCTTGCTTGTCCAATGGCACGTCCACATAACCCGGGTACTCGTAAAACGCCATCACCCCGCGCCGGTTCAACCCCGCCACAACCTTGATCATCGTGTTCTCGGGACTCATCATCATAATCCCCGACCCTGACACAACGCTCAGGTCCGGCTTTGGCTCAGACCATTTTTTGAACGCATCCCTGTCAGCCTCTAACCGCTCGGTGTTGGTAGCTTTGAGGCAATACTCCGCCAGCTTTTCGTCGGCCGCGTAGTTCCAGCCAAACGCCTCAGCTAACCGCATCGCCCGGTTTTCCGCGTCAATCATCTCATCGGTTTCTTCGGTGGGCTCAGCCTTGGCCATCTCTAACGCCTCACCGAATGCCGCTAAAACCTCGTCCCGCGTCGGCTTCTGGCAACTCGCGATCAGGTCCATCCCCAACTCCCCCCGGAAATCTTCCGGGCTCATCTCACCCGCATTTATCACCGCCCCACTGCGGAACATCTCACAATGGATTACTCCCGGTGACACATGCGCCACTTGCCTCACCCCGTCTGCGTACTCGATATCTAACTTCTTGATTTTGCTCATTTTCATTAGTCCTTTCACTTGTTACTAAACAGCCGTTTCTCCGCCCGCTCTTGTCTCGCCCGTGCAAGCCGAATCTGCTTACGCTCTTTCTTCTCCCTCGCCTTGGCTAAAACCTCCTGATTAACCCGACTCCGCAGAGCGAACCGATACACGTCTATCACCGCTATCGTCTCCGCCCTCCGTGTCCGCAATGGACGCAACTGCAACACATCCTTAATCCCGTTCGGCTTCCCATCCCCTGGAATGAATGTGAGCACTATCCGCCTATCTGAATCCGGACCGAAAGACCCATCGAGCGCGCCAGCCGTCACCCGCTTCACCTTACTTGTTGTCATTGCTTACCTCCCAAACGTAGGTCCCCGCCTCGCTAAACCTCGGGAAACTGACCAGCTTCACTGAATGATAAACCCGGTAGATGATGCTCCGATAAGCAACCGCAGACCGAAGCGTTTTGCAGTATTTGCTAACCCTCTTGACTCCCATAATCGCCCCCTTTTACTGGATGATGAACCGCATGAAACCCGGTTCGCGAATGACCTCGTTGAACACCTGCCTTGCCACCCATCCGCAGTTCACGCCACTCGGTGCATGCTGACTCCTCGACCATTTGCCCACAGACACCGCAAACAGGTTATCCGCCCCCATTGCCACCGTCCCGCCGCGTTTCAACTTCAGGATCGTCTCCGCAATCCCTTTCCTCATGTCGGCCTTGAATGCCGCGTCTCTCGCCTCTGCTCTTGTCGGTGTGCTCATTTTTCTCACTTTTTTTACAGGGTTAAACCAGCGTGCCCAATCGGCTCGCCAGCAGCACGAAAACGACCACGTCAAAAGCGAGAATACTCCAGAAAATACGGGGGTTTTCTTCCATCTCTCGAATGCGCTCGTAACTCATGCTGTGCCGACCTTACACCCTTACCCGGATAAGGGCAATAGAAATGTGGCGCTTGACCTCTCCGTAGTTATGCGGTAATGCCTTTCTCATATATGCGATTGCTGTCGCGGGTGGAACTGAGCTTCAGAATCTGGCGTAAAGCCGGAAGTTGGTTCCATCCAATTCATCACCGCCCCTCGTGCAGCAACACCAGGGGCATTTCCTTTCCCGTCCGTCCCATAGGCCAACAGCCTGGAAACTGCTTGGCTCTCGGATTACATAAACCGGCTCGTGTTCCCGAGGCACAAGCCGCGACCATGGGTTGACAGCGTGTCGGAGATTCTCACACGGGCTGCAACGGGTCGTTAAATATTGAACCGCTCGATTACAAGGCTCACCGGCCTTGACCTGTCAGGGCACTCCGCTTTGCCACCAGCGCAAGCACAGCCCGTCAGGCGCGCCAGTCCAAACCGCTGACCGATTGGCAACGCCCACCAAGGCGAAAAGCGCGCCCGATGCCCAAATTATTGGTGGTATTTCCCTGTCCACTTCCCTTGCTCGTTCGCCCAAATCTCTCCACGTCCCGACCAAACAAACTTTCACGCAAGAGCCGTCAATGCGGTTCGCGCGCTGAGGCAAGATCGCGCATTTTGGGTGTTTCCGTCCTGAAACGGGACACATTTGCTCAAGTTTGATACTTCGTCCGATTGTCCTCGGATCGATTTTCGACCCTGAAACCGGATCTGAGTCGCAACCAGAGGTTGAGCCTGGACCGAAACCTGGCGACTTTGCCGGCCGAAACCTGGCCAGCCGGCGAAGCCCCCTCGGGTGGAGAGCGGGGCGGCCCCCCGTCGCGACCCAAAACCGGGGATACCCTTCTGCAGGACTCTGAGTATTTTTTGGAGGGTTTTTTTGGGAGGTTGGAGGACCCAAATTTGGTGCGAAGGGACTCAAAATAACGGTATCGGGGGTTAGGGGGGTACGGGGGGAAGGGGTAAAAAGTGGGTTTTGACCTCACCCCAAAACGGGTGAGGTGGGAGCATTTTTGGGGGTGAAATTTGGGGCGGGATCTGCAGGAGCCGGGCTGGTGTTGGGAGCCGCGATTTACTGGGGAAAATGGATGATTTTTGGGGGAGTTGGAGCAAGCATTTTTGGGGGTGATTTTGGGGGTGAAATAGACCTCCCCCGTTTTTGGGTGAGGTGAGGGTGACCTCCCCCGTTTTTGGGGTAACCCGTTTTCGGGGGGGGGTTGTGGGGTGTTGGTTTCCTGGGTTGGTTTCCTGAGGGGTCAGGAAGGGAGCGGGGATGTTCCACGTGGAATCTGATTGGAATCTGATTGGAGTCTGAAGGGGGTGATTTCGAAAATGCGAAATTTCGCAAGTTGATGGGGTGAATCCCTTATTTGGGGGTGGGGAGGGAATGGCTAGGGTCGGGGATTATGATGACACTTGCGATAGCGATAGTTGGGATTTGTTTTGTGGTGGTGGGCGTGGCGCTGAAGGAGGCGAAGAAAGGTGGGGGAGGGGAGAAGTTTTAGTTGCGGGCGGTTTCCTGGCGGGTGAGTTCTTGGTCGATGAGTGTTGAGAGGGAGCCGTTGATCCAGCCTTGGACGAAGGCGGTGAGGCAGGAGTGGCGGTGTTTGGGCTGGCGGAGGAGATGGGGGTTGTTGTCGAGGAAACTGAACCAGCCGCGGTTAAGGACCATGCTTTCTTTGACGTCGCGGGCTCTGCATTCGGCGACGACTTCGTTGAGGGCGCGGAGAGATTGGGATTTGGTGATGGGCATGGGTTAGTGGGGGGTTGTGGCAGGGCGTGGGAATTCGAGGAAGGGTGTGAAGGGGACGAGTGGGGCGCGGAGCTCGCAGCAATCGGCGGAGACGGTAGGGCAATCGGGGGTGAGTCCGCCAGGCAGACCAGGGAAGGCAAAGAGTTGTTGGCAATGGAGGCAGCGGACGGAGAGCTCGAGGCGGAAGGCAATGACGGGGCCGTCCTCGGTTTCGACGATGCGTGCAACGCGGGCCTCGACGGAGAAGTCGGGATGTTCGCAGGTCGTCATCGGGGGTTAGGGTGGATATGGACTTCCTGAGCGACGATCTGGTTTGCGGGTTTGACTTGTTGGCCAGGGCGAAAGGATTGGACGACGTTATCGGCGATGCCGTCGGCTGTGATTTGTTGGGCGCCTCCCTCCATGACGACCATGAGCTCCTGAGCGGCGGTGAGTTTGCCGGCAAGAAAGCCGAGTTTTTCGGAGACGGCGAGCATGTTTTTCAGGCGGGACCGGGTTTTGCGGTCCTCTTTGGAGATGGCCTCGAGTTCCTCGTGGAGAATGCGCATGCCATCCTCGACCCGCTTTTGGGCGACTAACGCGCGACCGCGTTGGATGCGGATAGTGCCGAGCTGATGCATGTGGGCGCCGAGGTTTGCCAGGTCACGGAGGGCGGTATTGGAGATTTCGACGAATCCCTGGCGTTTCATCGCGGCCAAGGCTTCGTCATCGGTGATAGTGGGCTCCTCGATCGCTACGGGGACCGTGGGCGGTTTGGCGATAACGGGCATTTCACTCATAAAAGAATACTGATAGGGCGGAGGATTACGGGAGTCGAGTTGAGATGATCGGGCCAGCCTTGGGCTCCATCGGTGAAATTGTAGAGCCAGCAGTTACAGGGGATTCTGTTCTTGAGGGGGAGATAACACCAGCAACCCGCCCGGTGTGTGGTTGTCGGGAGGAGTTGGCCCGGTGTCCCGCAGGTCTTGAGGTGGGGATTGAAGAAGGGGCAACGGCGGCAATGGCTCATCCGTTCCAAGAAAATCCGGCGCGGGAGGCGCGATATCGGCAGGGATATCAATTTCAGCAGGGGTTTTAAGCCGTCGCTTAGGGCGCAGTTGATAGCGCGGTAGGTTGCCCAACATCCGGTAAGTGCCATGTAGCCCGCCCGAAACATCGGCGCCAGATGGGCGATGAGAGTCCTTGTACCATTGAACCAAGAGACGGCCGGCAGTGAGGATGAAGCGTTGAATTGAGCCCACGACGGATTGCGCATATTTGGGGGCGCCGTCGATCATGCGGCGGCGGTATTCTACTTTTTTGACTTGTTTGTACCAAGAATCCTTGAGCTCGACCTCGACGCGGCGGACAAGGGTGCCATCGGCCAGGGCGATGAGGTCCAGGGAGGCGAGATCTTCCCAGGCGCCAGACAGGAGGATGCGGCGGAACTCGGTGTAATCAGCCTCGCGTAGTTTGACGGCGAGATGCGGAAACTTGTGATGGAGGAGGTCTTGCCAGCCGGCGCGGTAAGGGGAGAGGTGCAGCTTGAAGAAGTAGCAATCGACGGGCTTCTCTTGGTTGATGAGCCAGTTGGCCATGTGCTCGCAGAACAGGCGCCAGGTGCGCTCGAGCTCGAAGCGTGAAACACAGCCGTGGCCCGGGGTTTGCCAAAGGGCATCGATGAACTCGTCGCGGTCCTCCCTGGCGGGGTCGGCATATTGCGGTTGTTGAGCGAGCTGGGGGCGTTCCCAGGAAAAGAGGATGGCGGGGTCCTGAGGATCGCATTTTTCGGCGTAGCGCTCGAGGTCGATTAATTTGACGGACCATTGGAGGTCAGGGAGGAGATCGGCGAACTGCCGGCAGGTATCGCGATAGGCGCGTTCCTGGAAGGAGGAGAGAGGGACAGCGTGAAAGAAGCGGCCCCGGATGGGGTGGGCTTCGATCCAATCGACGAAGATTGGGATCGTCCACAGGACGGGGTGTCGACCTTTCAATTTCCAGAGCTCGGACATACTACGGATAGTTCTGTAACTTTTCTTTTTGACTGTGTCCACAAGATTTGCCTACAGTCGGAGAGCATGACGACGATGAAATGCCCCCGCTGCGGCGGGACGGGCCAGGTGATGGATCCGGTGGCGATGGGGGAATCCCTGAGGAAACGGAGGTTGCTTGCGGGCATTTCAGTGAGGGAGATGGCCAGGAGGATGAATCTGTCGGTGTCGTATGTGAGCGACCTTGAGCTTGGGCGCAGGCGGTGGACGAGGGAGCTTATCGATTTCTTCGAGTTAAAAATCAACCAACCATTCAATGAGCACAAACGAGGAACCAAAATTCGAGATCAGGGAAGCGACCGCAACGGACCTGGTGCCGCTAGTCAGCTTCTTCGGGGAAAGCGCGACCGGAAAGACGTTAAGCGCGCTGTTGTACGCGCGGGGGATAGTCGGGCCAAAGGGTAAGATCGGGGGGGTAGACACCGAGAACAAGCGCATGTCGATCTTTGCAGATCGGGTGCCTGGCGGTTTTGTGGTGATCGATTTGCCTGAGCCGTTCAGCCCGATGCGTTATCAGGCGGCGATCGGTCAGCTCGAGGAGGTGGTGGATATCATCGTGGTAGATTCAATGTCGCACGAGTGGGAAGGGCCCGGGGGGATACTCGAGTGGCAGGAGGAGGAGCTGCACAAGCTGAGCGGGGGTGATTACGCGAAGGCAGAAAAGATGAAGCTGCTTTCGTGGCAAAAACCGAAGCGGGCGCACAAGGCGCTTTTGCAGTGGATGCTGCGGTCCACCAAACCGGTGATTCTGTGTTTCCGGGCGGAAAAGAAAACGCATTTCGCGACTGAGGAGGAGCAGCAGCAGGGGCAGCAGAGGAAGAAGGCGAGTGTTATAACCGATCAGTTTACTACGCCGATAGGGGCCAAGAATTTTGTTTGGGAGTGTTTGGTGACGTATGAAATGGTGCAACGGGAAGTAGACGGGCGGAACGAGGGGGGATTTAGCATTGCCAGGAAGTGGACGCATCCAGACGTGCGGGGGTTGTTGCCCCGGCCGGAGGAGCAGATCGGGATCAAACACGGTGAGGCATTAGCGGCGTGGTGCCGGCGGGCGAGCAGGAAAACCCCGGCCGCTTTAGTGCCGGCAAGCGGACCGGTGACGCAATCGGCGGGGGACGTGAGGGGGAACCTGTTGCTTGTGCTGCGGAATTCGACGCGGACGCAAAGCGGTTGGGACGGGAAGGCGGGCACCTGGGCGCTGGCAAAGCAGAGGCTTCAACAGTGGTTAATCGATGAGGCGATAATTTCAGACACGCAGGCGATCGACACTTTGACCGACGGTGAGCTCGAGGCGGTCGTCAACAAAATCAAAGCCAGACAACAAACCAATCCATGAAACCAATCCGACTCAAAATTAAAAACATCGGCCTGATCGAAGATACGGAGATCGAGATCAACAAGTCGCTGCTCCTGTTCTTCGGGGATATCCGGCAGGGTAAAACGACGATCCTCAACTGTGTGCGTTGGGTCCTGGGGGCGAGCTCCTGGCCCGAGGACATTATCCGGCACGGGGCGGATGAGGCGTCGATAGACTTTGAATTCGATACGGGCGTGGTGTCGCGCTCGTGGTACCGGAGCACGTCCGGCAAAAACAAGGGCAAGACTCAGGCCCGGGAAACGACGTTTATCCGGGACGGCAGGCCGGTAGATCGGCCGGCATCGGAGCTCGCGCGCCTGGTTAATCCGTTTGTGGTGGACCACGAGTATCTGAAAAAGATGACGGAGGCTCAGCGCAAACAGTATTTTGTGGACACGTTCCCCGTGGACACCAAGGACCTCGACACTGAGGCATTCAATGCGCAGCGCGAAGCCGAGCAGCTCCGGGCGGAGGTTAAAGCGTATGGGGTGATTGATTTGACACCTGTCCCTGAGAGCAACGCGCTCGAGCTCCGGGCGAAGTTGACCGAGGCTCAGGAAGCGCATGCCGACGGGCTGCGCAAGCTGCAGGCGTCACTCAAAGAGTATGAGTCGATCTACAACGACGAATGCAAAGAGGTGGATCTGGTAAATGAGCAGTCGCGTGAGCAGAACACCCGTCACAACTCGGCAAAGGCTGAGGTTGCGCGGATAAAGGCGCAGATAGCGGAGCTCTCGCGCAAGCTGGATGAGGAGGAGGGGGTCCTGCGCGCAAACCCGATGATCACATTCAAACCCAAGCCCCCGATACCCGAGGGTTTGGTAAAGACGCGCGAGGCTGTTATGTCGTGGGTCGGTACGACTCCGGAGATCCAGGCTTTGGAAAAACAGCTCATGGAGGCGTCAGGGAACGAGGTGCGCCGGCAGCGTTACGAGGAGAATAAGGTCAAGGCCGCGGACAAAGAGAAGAAGGACATGAAAGTCCGGATGCTCGAGGCCCGCCAGCGCGATATCAAAAAGGAGCGGGTTACCAGACTGGCAAAGTGCGCGAGCACGATCGACGGGCTCTCGTTCAACGAGGAGGGAGAATTCACCTTTGAAGGGACGAGCGCCGGCATGCTGAGCACGAGCCAGATCATGCGGTTGAGCGAGCGGCTGAGCGCGATGTATCCCGAGGGCTTCGGGATATCACTGATCGACCGGGCGGAGAGTATGGGTAAATCGATTTTCGAGTTTGTCGATCGGGCCAAGGAGGAGCACAAGACGATCCTGGCGACCATTGTAGGGGAGGCGCCGGCAAAAGCGCCGGCTGAGGTCGGGGTGTTTGTCGTGGAGCAAGGGAAGGTGAGCGCCAAACAAACCGAGCTGATATGAGACTGCGATACAAGTGCCGGCGGTGTGAGAAGATCTTTTACGAGGGCGAGGACATTGATCGGGGTGCAATGGTAAAAGCGCTGATAAAGCTCACGGTATTCGAAAACTCACCGAGGGCTGATGACTCGCTATTTACGACTCACTTTTGCGATGGTGGAACTTTCGAAACCGCAAAAACCATTGGGATTGCCGACCTGCAAGGAGCCTCATGATGGAGTCATACTTTCGCAGCCTCTCGGCCAATGCCCGCCCCCAAAAGGTCCCGCCGGAGCTCGCGGCGGAAATCGAGGCGGCATGGGTAGAATTCACAACGCATCCTGGGGACAGCCCTGAGATTGTGGCTGCTTTAAGGGATGAGATCCAAGACACGCATAGAGCGGCCTTTGCTGTTGGTTTCTGCGCCGGAACACTCAGAGCATACAAAGCACTCAAACAAATCCCATGAATGCCTCAGACTTTTTTGATCCGGTAAAACTCGAGGACGGTAAAATCATTGGGACCGACGTCCCGACCGAGATTTACCTCCGCCAGGACCCCGCCATAAAGCGGGGCGACCCAAACTTTGTGATGAGCCGGAGCGAGCTCATGCTGTTCGACTCAAATCCGCAACGGTGGTACCGCGGCTACGTGTTCAAAGATACCGACGCGACCGAATGGGGCACGCTGATGGACGCTCTCTTTACGTGCCCCTCGGGCCGGTTTGACGGAAACTTTGCGGTTCAGCCTGAGACGGTCACGGCGACAAAGACAATGTCGATCGTGAAAGAGGGCGAGGCCCGAGACGGCGACTTAGTCCCCTGGCAACCGCTGTGCAAAGAGGCGAAGGAGTGGACGAAGGAGGCCAGGAAAGCCGGCAAACAGATTGTCAGGCGGGCGGATTACGAGGACGCGCGCCAGGCCCTTAAAATCCTCAAGGAGGACGCCTGGATCGGCGCGCTCACAGCCGATGCGCAATATCAGGTCATGTGCATTGCGACCTACGTCGACCGCGAGACAAAGATAGCGGTCCCGCTCAAGTGCCTGATCGACATTGTCCCGTCGATAAAAGGCCAGTTTTCAAACAGCCTGGCCGACTTCAAGACGGCCCGCAACGCGAGCCCGGATGAGTGGCAGAAGGTGATCGACCGGCAGAACTACGACGCCCAGGCGGCAATGAGCATTGATATCTACACCGCATCCCGGCCGCAAGAGAGATGGGTTTTTCATCACGTCATTCAGGAAAATGAGTTTCCTTTCCAGCAGGCCCGCCGGACCGTAGGCGATAACTTCGTCGCGATCGGTCGGATCAAGTATGTGATGGCGCTCAAGCGCTATTGCCAATGCCTAAAGGAAAACGCTTGGCCAAGTTGGGACGATGCCGGCCCGGGGGTCGTCAACGGCTTTGGCACAACCTCTCCTACGGAGTGGACACTAACCAAATACGGGCTCATCCGATAACCTGAAAGGATCCAAATGGCTCAGCAGCGAAAATTAGGCGGCGAAATCACCGGCGAAGAAAACCCCGAGATCGAAAATGCGGGGCTGTCGCTCCGTCGCATCCAGAAGCAGATAAAGCAGCTCCGCGAGGCGGAAGAAAAAGCGATCGAGAAGCTCAATGCCGTGCTCAAAGGCAACGGGTACGGCCGCAAAAAATACATTTTCGAGACGATCGACGATGATACCGGCAAAGAGATCCAGCTTGATTGCTTTGTTGAGAAAGCGACCGTGGAGCGCGCCCGCTGCCGCGTCCACAAGGAGGAAAAGAAGAATGAGCAGGAACCGGCGACCGCCGAGAGTGAAGATGATAAGGCTTAGGTGACCTCTCGTCTCTTTGCGTAGCGCAGTGAGCGAGGCGTGTATCTAACCAGCCCGCCGACGCTCATACGTTTGCCCCCGCGGACTCTGTTCAGGCGGGGGTTTCTTTTTCTCGCAGCAGCTCCGGCTCGACGAGTGGCCGAGGCCAGTATTGCGCCAGCGCGTGCTTGAGAGATGCCTTGTCTCCTGGCGATACCCGCCTGGACCGATTTGAACCCTGGATGTGCTGATGACATGGGTGGGCTTCTACTGCTTTGTTAATAACCTGTCAATAACCCCGATTTTTTTCTTGGTAACTTTTCCTTCCACTTTGGCCGTGCGGCGGATACAAACCAGAGAGCAGTCTACGGGACTTCAGGCGTTGGAGAGAGCGCCCGTAAAAAGAACCTTTGAATTTTAGGCTCGGTGATCCGTTGTTTGGTTGGCTCCCGCCTTCCTTTTTCTCCCTTCGGGTCACTCGAGCCGATTTTGAACGATGAGCGACCGGGCGGATGCGACTCTTTGGGCGCTGAGCCAGAGAGTTGGGAGAGGCAGCGACAAGCTGATTCTGGCGATACTGGCCAGCTACACGGACGCTAAACACCAAGCCTGGCCGTCTCAAACCACGATCGCAGTAGCGGCTGAGCTAGATGTAAAAACGGTGGGGATCGGGTTGCGCCGGCTCGAGGCTTCGAAGTTCATAAAGCAGGTTGGGACCGTGGGCGGAGGATGCAGGGTGTGGCAGCTCCCAATCACAGACCCCCCTCCACCGGAAACGGGTGAGGAAGTACCTGATCCTGTAGTTAAGACTGAAAAGGAAGGGGGTAAGGGGGAAACCCAAGGGACGCTTATACCTGACCCTCCCAAGCCCGAGCCTCCACCAAAGCCGCGCAAAGACCGCGGGGACCTCACACAAATAAGGGATCTGTGTATAAGTCTGAAGCTGCCGCAGTCCGACGCGGATTGGTTTTATTGGAAGTGCGAGGGGAACGGCTGGAAAAATGGAGGGCAACCGATACTCGATTGGCGGGCGACAGTGAGGGCGTGGGAGAGGGGTAAATTTTTCCCGAGTCAGAGACAAAACGGCGCCGGGAATGGCGCAGCGGAGTCAAGGCGCCAGGAGGCGCTTACCCGCAGCACACAATCGCCGTTGACAGTCAGAGCAGTAGCAACCTATGGAGCAAGCGACAATGGACACCAAACAAACGGAACTATTAATAGAATCGAGACTGCCGCTCAGGTACCGCGAGCGGTTCAAGACGGCCCAGGGTGACGGACCCTGGCTGCAGGCAGGGCAGGATATCTACGACCGGCTCGGGCGCGGGAGCCTGATTGCGCTGATCGGAAAGAGCGGGGTGGGTAAAACTCAGATCGGGGCAAACCTGATTTACAGCGTTATCAAAAATCACCGTTGGCCGTGCCGATACGTTACAGCGATGGACTTCTTTCTCCTGATCAAGGCGAGCTACCACAGGGACAGCCCCGACACGGAGGAAATGGTGTTGTCGAATTTCGCCAAGCCGATACTGCTCATCATCGATGAGTATGAGAAGCGCGCCGAGACGCAGTGGGAGGACCGGCTGCTCGACCATTTAATTAACAAGCGCTATGGGCTGATGAAGGAAACGATCCTTATCAGCAACAGTAATCAGGAGTCGCTCGAGACGATGCTCGGGCCGGCCAATGTTTCGCGCATGAACGAGAGCGGCATGCTGGTGGTTTGCGACTGGAAAAGTTTCCGCGAGGGGGGTCAATGTGGTTAGTCCCGCGCCGACTTGCGTCTCGATATGCCGCGGCATCGGGATGCTCGATGAAGCCGTTAAGCTCGTTTTTCCCGGATTACAAACCTTATGTAGCGCGGAATGGGAAAGCTACGCCAACGCCGTGTACTTGGCGCGGATGGAAGAACAGAGCGTGGAGGAACACCCTATTTGGATCGGCGATATTGCCGGCCTCTCACTTCTTCAGATTCGCGGGCTGGTTCACATTTTTACAGCTTCGCTCCCTTGTACCCCCTTCAGTTGCGCCGGAAACAGAGAGGGAAATCGAGATGCTCGAGCATTTGGTGACGGAGAAGGACCTGCTAGGCATTGCCTTCGACTCATCGAGGAGTGTTGCCCCGCCCTGGTGCTCCTCGAAAACGTGCCAGCTTGGGTTAGAGGGCTTAGGGACAAGCGAACAGGAAAAATCAATTATCCATTCATGGCTTTTGGAGGAGAACTATCGCGACTGGATTACGAGATCGTCGAGCCTGTCTTTATCTTTGCGGACGACGTTAAAGCGTCACACGAGCGAGAGAGAGTCTTTGTGTTGGCCTACCGCAACGGCCCGGATGGACTCTGGTGGAAACAACAGGTATCAGCATGGATGCGGCAAGGCTGGACGCCAACTGCAGGAGGAGGCGGCGAATTGGCAAACCCCTCGATCGCACGAGGCGGGCGCATTCACTCGGGATCACGGGATAGAGGGAATGGAGCGGGACAGCTTGACCGGCCAGGCGGAGAAGTGGGCGACCCCGGATGCCCCGACAGGCGGGAGCAGGACGCGGAGCCAGGAGGCGGTCGAGAGAGCTCAACACGAAACGGGGAACAAAATGCAGGTCACGCTGCAGGACCAAGCCAGCCAATGGGCGACCCCGAAGGGATGGGACGGGGCGAGCGGTCCGGACTTTGCGAAGGAGGATCGGAGCAACACGGGGGCAGCGCTGCCGGCACAGGTAGCCAACTGGACGACGGTCACCACGATGGACGGCGAGCAGGCGGGCGGCCGCGGAAGGAAGGCAGCGCGCAACAAAACGACCCTCAGCCTGGAGACGGAGAATTGGCCGACGTGCCAAAGCAGGGATTACCGGAGCGGCGAGACGCTAAAAGATTACGGCAACTCCCGACCATTGACGGAAGCTGTTCTCTTATTTTCGCCCCAGGGCCAAAAGACCCCCGATGGCCCGAAATCCTCCAAGGCTCCGAAGGGCTCTCGCCCGCGGTTAAACCCGGCTTTCGCGTGTTGGCTGATGGGCATGCCATGGTTTTGGACGAGGGCAGAATCGATCAGCTCAGGTGCACCGGCAACGCAGTTGTGGCGGTCCAGGGCGCGACAGCTTTTATTGAGCTTCTTTTCCGGGCGCATTTCATTGAATGAGTGAACCGGATCTTAGGCGACAGCGCCGGCAAGCCCCCGCCGTCGATCGATTGCCCCCGCACAGCATTGAGGCTGAGCAATCAGCCCTCGGTTGCATTCTCATTGATGAAACCAGATCGGCGGAGGGCGTGAGTCTGGTGATCGAGAAATTGGGAAGGAACGCGACTGAGGCTTTCTTCGATATGCGGCACCGGTCGATCTGGATGGCTATGGAGGAACTCGTCAACGCGGGGGTAAAGCTCTACGTGGTTACCCTGGCGAATTACCTGAAAGACAAACAGCTCCTCGAGCAGGTCGGCGGGATGAGTTACATAGGGCAGCTTCCCGATCTGGCGCCAACTGCGGACGCATTGGAAACGTTTCTCGATGTGATGCTCGAGCACTACCGTCGGCGCAAAATGATCGTGGCTTGTACCGAGGCGGTATCGCGCCTCTACGACGAACCGGACACGTCCAATGCGTTGGATTTGGTCGAGCGCGATATCATGGACGTCCGCCAGATCGGGGCAGCACAGCAACTGAGGCCGATCCGGCAGGTTGTGCATGAATCAATGGACAGGATTGAGGAGTTTCTGACGCGCGCCGGAGCCTTAATCGGACTGGGGACCGGTTTTCAGGACTTGGACAAATTAACCGGCGGGCTTGTGCCAGGGGAGTACTACATTTTGGCCGCTCGCCCGAGCATGGGAAAGACCTCGCTCGCGATGAACATTGTCGAGCACGTTACGATCGATCAGCAGCTTCCGGTGGGAGTCTTTTCGCTCGAAATGACGGTAGATTCGCTGGTGTTGAGGATGCTTTGCTCTCGAGCGCGAGTCAGCCTAAGGAACATCCGCGATGGCTTCATGGCGCAGAACGATTTTCCCAAGCTCACCGGAGCTGCCGGCAAGATCGCAGCTTCTCATCTGTTTGTAGACGACGTCTCGGGGCTCAGCATTATGGAGTTGCGAGCTCGAGCGCGGAGAATGGTCATCCAGCACGATATTAAGCTGCTTGTTGTGGATTACATTCAGCTCCTGAGCGCCTCAATCAACGGGAAGCGACCTGATAACCGGGAGCGCGAAGTCTCGGAAATCTCCGCCGGTCTAAAGGCACTTTGTAAGGAGCTGCGCATCCCCGTGATCGCGCTTTCGCAACTCAAGCGTGGCATCGATGGCCGTAAGGGGATGCCCCAGCTCGCAGACCTCCGCGAAAGCGGCAGTCTTGAGCAGGACGCTGACACGGTAATGCTATTATCGCGCAAAGAGGGGAGCGAGGATCAAGTGGACGGCAATGTGGTGCCCATTGCGCTGGATGTGGCCAAGCAGAGGAACGGACCGACGGGGAAAATCGGGCTGACGTTCTGGAAGTCGGTAACGCGGTTTGAAGCCACGGCAAAAATCAGCGATGAGGACGTCCCCGAACAGGAACATCTTGACTACCGCCGGCACAACGACTAAAACCGCGGCCAGCAATGCACGAAAAACACCCGATAACGAAGGTTCTTATCTCCCTGTTCCGGTCTTACTCGTCGACTCCCGATAGGATCAACTTCAAAGAGCGTTTCGCGACGAACCTCCTCGAGGTCACAGTCGAGCCCGAAACCCAGGACCTGAGAATCATGATCGGTAAGCAGGGCAAAACCATCATGGCGATCCGCCAGGTAGCCGAGCGCATGGGCCGGCGAATTGGCATCGAGGTCAAGGTCGAGATTCGAGAGAGTTTCCGCGGCGAGGCAGAGCCAGAGCGAAAACCATTTCAGCCAAACCGGCAATGGGAAGGCGGCGGAGAGCTCACGACGATGATACGTGAATTCCTGAATCTCATTTACGACCGGCTTATCAAGGTCGTTTACGAGGACAAAGGCGATCACCTCTATGTAGTCCTCGACGTACCGCAAAACGATCTGACGCTGGTAAAGGCGTTGGGTGTGGCCTTCTATCCTTACGGTTACAGGAACGGGCGGAAACTCAGTTTTCGCATAACTAACTACCATCCCAATGAGCACGATCCAAACACCGACCGCCTATCCTCTAGCATGGCCTCCGGGCTGGCCAAAGACTGACCCGTTCCGCAGGGAATCGGGCAGCTTCAAGACGGACACTCAAGGCGCCCTCAATAACCTCAAGCGCGAGCTCGCACGCATGGGCGCGAAAAGCATCGTGCTCTCGAGCAATGCCGCGCTCGGCCAGGACAACCCGAAAGATCCGGGCGTTTGCGCCTACTTCGAGTGGGACAATACGCAAATGGCCATCCCTTGCGACCGCTGGAACAGAATCGCTCACAACATCCAGGCAATAGCGTTGACGGTCGAGGCAATGCGCGGGATGGAACGATGGGGAGCCAAGCACATGATCAAGGCGATGTTCACCGGGTTTAAGCAGTTGCCGGCCGGGGCGACTGCGCCGGAGGTGCGGGAGTGGTGGAAGGTGTTCGGCTTTCGGGACCCAAACGAGATCAACATCACGACACTGCAGGAGTCTTACCGGCAGCTCTCGAAAAGGCTTCACCCTGACGCTGGCGGGACGCACGAGGAATTCATTAAGCTCAAAACTGCCTATGAGTCCGGCTTGAGGGCCATGGGCGCAGGTTAAGCCATGCCCTATGACAAAGACACAAGCGGAATTGTTTGGATCGACGGAGTGCCCTATGCCCCCAATCATCCTCGAGCTAAAGGGCATCGGCCCGATCCCATCCTTCAAGACGGGCAAGCGGGCGTTTGCGTGGATCGACAGCAAGAGCGCCACAGTGATGGCCTACAAAGGGGAGATCTGGTATCGCAAGCGGGGCCTAAAAGCGATGGCCAGGCCGATCACGCTGCCGGAGCACATGGAGTGGATGAAAAAGGCTATATCCCTTATCGAGTCACAATTACGCTCCGTTTTTCAGACTATCGGCGTCGAGATCCGGATGGCTGCTTGTCCACGCTCGCGGATTGCTACGTTACTGCCGTGCGACGATTGTTGGACCTCCTTCCGGGAACTGGTAGTAAAAAGCGAGCTGTGCGCTCCCGGTCAAGAGGGGGCAACGATAACAATAGAGCGACTGTAACGGGGCCACCTCCGTTTTAATTATGGCAAACGAGAATAAACCCCCGAATAAAAACACTTTCGCCTGCCGTAACGGTGACACGTTGCAGGAACTTATTGCCCGAAAAAAAGACGCTGAAAAACGCCTAGAGACATGGCGCGTTGAATTGCGATCAGCGGAAAAAATTCTAGCCCCGTTGCGCGAGAGTATTGATATCACCAATGGAGAAGTGGGAAACCTGAGCTGCCGATTGAATACATGGTGGAACGAGTTTCATGCGGCTGGTGGAAAGGACTGACTGACCTATGGCAAACGAGAATCACCCCCTGAAATACGTCCTAATTGAACACGCCGAAGCGGGAGGCAGTCCCGTCATCCGAGTGTTCGACAATCTGGCGGACCGCGCTAAAGCAACGAGAGAGGCGATACTCGGCCCCGCCTGTGATGATAACAAGGACCTTCAGTGTCCTGAAATTGCCACGCTTTCCATAGATGGCCGGGTGAATTTTGAAGGCGATCCACCGCTCGAATGGCTGGACGCCTACGTTATTATCAACTGACTAAACCTATGGCAAACGAGAATCAACCCCCTCTAAGAAAGAATTGCTACTCATGAGTGAATCGGAACAATTCAACCAATTTTGCACGATCAAAGAGATGAAATCCAAAATCCCGATAGATGCTAAAGACTGGACGGTTGAGGACTGGCGAGACCTCTGGAATGGCATTGAGGAAATACGTCAGAAGATCGCAGGACGCCATGATCCCACAAAAGCACCACCAGTTGACAATGAGCATGTGGCGCAAGGCTGCGAACAATTTTCCTGTGTGTTCTGTGAGCGACTCGCTGAGGCTCTGAGGCAATGCGACCAACTCGGAAACGACGATGCAGCGTTTCGAGTGTTTGGTCTGGTTGATTTGCGAGCGAGATTAACGGAAGTTAGAAAGATAGCCTGCACCGCGCTCGCCACCTGACTGACCTATGGCAAACGAGAATCACTCCCCGTCGCTGGAAAGCGAGAAGGTCCTTGAATCTACAATACGCGCTGCCGCTCGCTTAATGTGCCAAACCGCGCTAGAACTGATAGAGGCCGACCCTCACCAATGGAGCGAGCGCCCGTGCAGCACCTGCCAAACCATTTCAACCCTGATCGGCAGACCGTTTGGCTGCTCCCGTAAATTCAACCCCTCCATAATTTACGGAGTGAACCCAACCGACTGATCGTCAACCGATGAACAAACTAATCATACTCCTCCTCACTGCCTCAACTGGCTGCGCTCATCGACCAATCAAGGAATGCAACCTGGAGCGCATCGCCAACGCGCACCGAGTCGAGTTGTCGCAAATGCTCAGTAATTATCCATGCACCACAATGGAGTTGATGCGAACGATTGCCACGCTCGAACAAGAGGCGGGAGGCTACCAATGAACACCAACCTTTTCCTGATCACCCTGATCGTAACCAACTGGGTTAACACGTCAGACTTCAAGCGTGAGAATGGCAGCAATTACTTTCGCATGCGGGCCGTCATCGAAACCAACACCTACGTTGCAGAAGTCATGCTGTGCACAAATCTGACCTTGATCAAACGCTCTGACAGCGGCACCAATGGGGTGTTGCAGTGGCGATTGCAGTCATCCCCGCCCGCCTTGCCAGGCGCTAGGGCCAGAGAATGAGAAAGTTTGATTGCATCCTCCTACTGTTGCTGTCTGCGTGTGCTGGACAAAAGCCAGCAGCAGTCGCGTCACGTCCAGCCGCACCTCCGCCGGTGCCTAAACTCCTGTTCAGCCCGCTCAACGCTGCCAACATCACAAACGGCCCGGTGCACAAAAACTTGCCAGAGCTGCGTTACCCAACTAACACCCCCGCTGTGTGGACCTTGCAATACAGCGACGACCTCATCCACTGGCATAACTTCGTGCACCTCGGTACCAGTCCAATGCAGATGCAGGGCACGGCGCCAGGATATGGCTCTCGATTCTTTCGGTATATCGGCACCTCATTTGCGCCTGAGGGTTTTCGCAAGCATCTGCCTGGAACGGACGACTAAATGACTCTAGCCCAAGTCAAAGAAGCCATGGTCGTCGCTCACAAGCGGAGGAACTGGAAGCTGTTCAAAGTCCTCAGCCAGATTAAGCAGAGGCTGAAGAAAAGGCCGATCTGTGTGGACTGCGGCCAACGATGCGCCCGTGGCGCGATCCGCTGTGCTACTGATTATCGGCGCCACAGGTTTTACAGCAGGTTACTGACGTAAAGCATCGTGATCATCCCTCAAAAAATTCAGGGCGATGCCAGGGCCGTCCTAAAGACGCTCCCCGAAAAGTCCTTTCACCTTTGCGTCACGAGCCCGCCCTACTGGGGTTTGCGCTCATACCTGCCGGCGGGGCACCCCGACAAGAGCAAGGAAATCGGAACTGAGAAAACCCTCGAGCTTTATATTCTCCACATTCGGGAAGTCTTTACCGAGGTGTGGCGGGTACTCCGTGACGATGGCGTTTTGTGGATCAACCTGGGCGACCGGTACACCGCCGGCACCAGACGCATGTATGATCCCGAGGGATCCCGCCTTGGCCGAGACGAGGATCACCCGTCAAATGGCGTGTTCCGGCCAGCCGACCCCCTTGGACTGAAGCCTAAGGAAATGCTCCTACTGCCGCAGAGGGTTGCCATGGATTTGCAGCAAGGCGGGTGGATCCTCCGCTCGATGTGCCCATGGATCAAACGAAATTGCATGCCGGAGAGCGTTAAGGACCGACCCGTCAACGCGCTCGAGTACTTTTTCATGTTCACAAAAGGCCGATACTACTACTACGACCGGGACGCGGTTACGGTCCGGGCGTCAGACAACACTCACCCACGCGCGGCAGTTTTCCCGACTCGACAGACTCACGACAATAACCGACGGAGGCGCCGGACCAATCCCAAGGCCGCCCTGGCTCAAATCGGGGTAAAGCAAAACCCTTCCTTCCAGGATGCAACAAGCGATTATCTGGTCACGCGCCGTAATTTCCGTAATACGGATTTGTTCATGCAGTCGTGGGAGGGGCTCCTCGGCGATGAGGACGGCGACCCGCTGGCCCTGGTAGTCAACCCGAAGGGGACTACGATCAACCATTTCGCGAGCTACCCAAAATCGATAGTACGGCCGCTAATCGAGGCGTGCACCTCCGAGGGAGGTTGCTGTATGGAGTGCGGAGCTCCTCGCCGGCGGATCGTCGAATTGGGAGAGCCCGACATTGAGCATCAACGCCAATGCGGCGGCGACATGCTCGGCAATTACGAGGGCCAGGCAAAGAAGGATTACGACGGCAACAAGGTCCAGAACGCGAGCGACGTGAAGCGGCGGATCCTGGCGGGCATGCGCGAGAGAAAAACGCTCAGGTGGGACCCTGGATGCACATGCGACCGGGAGTCAAAGCCTTGCTTGGTGCTGGATCCCTTTGGCGGCACAATGGTGACAGCCAGGGCATGCGTTGAGCTCGGACGAGGATGCACGTCCATCGATATCAGCGAAGATTACATTAAGGCGTCGGATGCAAACGATGCGCAGGGCGCTCTAACCATTTTGGCTCGATGAACAGAGATAACTCCTACCTCAAGGGAAACAAATTTGCCGCGGGAGCGGGTCCAAACAGCACGTCATTCGCGCCCGGTCAAGAGCCTTGGAACAAAGGAACACGTGGGTGGTCGAGGGCAAACAAAACCTCATTTCAAAGAGGGCACAGGCGAAAGGGAACATTAGCCGTAGGCGACACCACGTTTAGGCGGGACAAGAATGGCATACTTCGGCGATGGATAAAAGTTGCCAACGGTCCAGTCGCTCAATTCAACTGGCAGCCATACGCAACCTGGCTATGGGAGCAGGCAAACGGACCTATCCCAAAAGGCTGGATTGTTCACCATGCCGACGGTAACGCTCTGCATGACAGCTTATCAAATTTCGAGTTGGTAACTCGCGCCCGCCATATCGAACTGCATCGTCAGCAACTGCAAGGGGCCAAACTGAATAAACACCATGAGATTAAAGGCAATTCCAACGAAGTTATTCGGGCAGCGGGTGCTCGTGAAGCTCGACCCGATTGAGTCGACGCTCGAGCTACCCGACCAGCGTCAGTATGAACACCAGACCGGCCAGGTTGTGCTTGTCGGCGATGGCAAATCCGCGATGGCAATGCGCGAGCGGGATATCCCCGTAGGCGTCGGAGACAGAATCCTGATGCCGGACGTGGGCTTCGAGTCGCTCGAGCGGCTGTCGGACAAAGGGATCGAGTACTACAGGTTGTGCCATGTTGATGACATTTTGGGGGTGCTATGAGTGATTTAGTCAAAGAGCGATGCCCGGAGTGCGGCGATGAGTCGACGCCAAAAGAGGTAGTGAGGCCAGGGCATTTAGGATGCCCCAAGTGTAAAACCATGTGGGTTTGGCAGGTACCAGAAGGAAGCGCGCCAGAGCCTTCCGCTCCGCTCGACTTTTGGGCGCTGGTCGAAATCATGGGCCGTCAACAGATCGTCGGGCGAATTACCGAGCAGACCATAGCCGGCGGGGCGTTTCTGCGTGTTGACGTTCCTGCAGTGAACGGCCAGCAGCCATACACGCGATTTTACGGGGCATCCTCGATTTACTGTATTTCGCCCGTGACCGAGGTAGTAGCCAAGAAGCTGCTCGAGCAATCCCGTTTCAGGAACGAGCCGGTCGGGGTCTACGACCTGCCGATGATTTCCGACAAGGTCCAGGCCAATCAGGAGGAGGACGGCAGTGTTTAAGCGAACCCCAGGCGCGAAGTACACCGAGGACAAAAGCGGGTATCAACCGCCGGACCTGCTCAAGGCATTCGAGGAGGGGAAGATCAAGCCTCCGCCGAAGATCACCGAGCGACCGGTCCCCACGGTCTGGCGGTCGGAGTTTGCCTTCGAATGGTTCCGAGAATTCACCTTTTGGGAGCGCGTGAAAATTCTGTTTGGGTCCAACCTTGTCGTAATGATCGGGATAGCGACTCAGCACAGCCCTGGCAAGTATCAGCCATTGGTTATCGGGAACGTCAGCTACGACCGGAACGCGACCGAGCACATGAAGCACGTGTGCGGCAACATGCTTGCCGAAAAATCCTCAAAGAGCCCTGAGGCAGTGGCAGCGGAGCTCAACCTCAATGAAAATAAAAACCCGAAAGAAAAATGACCGTTACGCCTTTTTCAACAACACGCCAGACCAGTATCGCAACTGGCGGAGCAGCTACAGGGCGTTTGACCAGACGGCGCGGGAGCTCGCGGACCAGCACGTCAAAAACCAGATCATGGGCGAGCGGCGGGCGGAGATGCTAAGACAATGAGAGTCCCCATCAACATCCATCATAGCCAGGTGCCCGATCCGCCTGAGGACGTCATCAAAGTGGCCATGGACGATTTTGCGATGCCGGCTGAGCGGACAAAGATGGCGCTCAAGTGCTGGTTTGTAGCGGCATCACTCAACAGGTGGGACGCTGATAACTGTCCGGATTATCCATTCCGCTACGCGATGTTCATGGCCGGCTTCAACGCGGGGTATAATCTGCACCTTCAAGAGACTCGGGAGATTGCGCACGGCAACTGAGTTATGAACCGAAGAACTTTTATCCAGTGGTGTGACTACACGTACAATCCATGGATCGGCTGTACCAAAGTTTCCCCAGGGTGCGCCCACTGCTACGCCGCGGAGCGCGACAAGCGGCACATGCAGGACAAGGTCGAACACTGGGGCAAGGGAGCTCCGCGGTACCGGACGAGCGAGGCGACTCGCAACGCGCCTTACAAGTGGAACAAGCGGCCATGGATATGCGATGGGTGCGGTAAAGCGTTTGCGCTACCAAGTTCTGCCAAAAATTCAACTTCGTGCCCAGGTTGCAGGAGGATGGGATCCCTTCACCGCGCGCGCGTGTTCCTCGGTAGCCTGATGGACATTTTCGATCCAGAGGTCAAAATCGAGTGGCTTGCCGACGCGCTACAGGTCGTCAACGACTGCAAAGATCTGGACTTCCTGCTTGTGACCAAAAGGCCGGAATTTTTTAGTCAGCGAATTACCGATGTGTTTGCGTGGGAGCATGAGTATCGCGGGCGATCTGGCTTTGCCCATCACTGGCTCATGGGCAAGGCGCCGGCAAACGTGTGGATGATAACCAGCACGGAGAATCAGGAGATGGCCGACAAGCGGATCCCGCACCTGCTGAAAATCCCGGCCGCGGTCCACGGGCTGAGCTGCGAGCCGCTGCTTGGGCCGATTGAGTTGTTGAGATCGTTAAACGGTTACGATCGGCTCGGCTACCGGAAGCCTTTCGAAAAGTTGCTCAAGAGTGAGGGAGTTGACTGGGTAATTGCCGGCGGCGAGAGCGGAGCAAGCGCCCGCCCGATGGACGTCCAGTGGATGCACGAAATCCAGAAGCAGTGTCAGGCCGCTGGCGTGGCCTACTTCGCGAAGCAGCTCGGCAGCTTCCCAATCACCGAGAATGCAAACCTTCACGACTGGCCGGACAGTACCAGGCTAGTCAACGGCTGCACGGATGGCGCTGCCGCTGCGTGCGCAGAACTCAAGGACAAGAAGGGCGGCAAAATGGAAGAATGGCCCCCTGAGCTGTGCGTCAGACAATGGCCGTCAGTAAACCGATAGAAAACTATGAAAATCATCACACCGGGACACTGTTACGAACTCGCCAACTTTGAGCAGGATCTACCCGAGCTCAACCAGCGGCTTCAATTCATCCACAAGGAGCAACGACCCGAGGTTGACCCGCCTGTCTTTTTCACCGTCACAGACGGTACGACCAACGAGGAGGTCCTCAAGGTCCTGATCGACCGTTTGCAGTCGCTCAATGCCAAACTGCCCAACCGGCAAACATCGATTGCAGTAACGAAGTGCCAGGAGGCGCTAATGTGGCTCGAGAACCGGACGGCTGAGCGGAAGGCCCGCGGAGTGGAAGGGACTCCGAAGCCATGATCGTGCTAATGGTTGAAAAGCAGGATTGCATCGCGGCGGTGAATGTCGATGGCGCCAGGGCGGAACGGATTACAAAGACCTTCCAGATCAGTAACCCGGAGCTCGAGAAATTCCTCGTTAATAACAGCTCTTACCAGAACTCCCGCATAATCGGATTTGAGCTGTTGGATGATCCCCCAAAGCAATGAGCGGCTCAATTAATATCACGGTTGACGAGGTCCAGCGGTACGACTTTATCCACTGGGTCCCGCCGAGGTGCCCCAATGACAACTACGCCCAGGTTGTCGATATCGCCCCAAACGGCGATTTTGTCGTCATCGTCCTCGGTGTGCGTAGGTTTGTGAAGCGAGCGGAAGTCACTGCGGCCGTACGCAACGAGGTCATTCGCGACAACAGGGGGCCGATACTTCCGCTTGGACGTGGCCCATGGGGTAAGCCCATACTCGGCGCATGAACGTCGACCCGTCAGTAGACGTGCGGAAGCGCTGGTTTGCTCTCACACCACAGCAACGGCGCAATGTCTGGCGCCGGCTTTCGTCTCATCGCGCTAAAATCCCTCGATCGGTGTGGCTCCTGGCAATGCAGGAAACTATCACGCTCGAGCTGACGGCAGGCCGGCCCGACCCGGATCCATGCCGTTCACCGGTCCAGCCGGCAATAGGGCCGATGATTCAGGATAGCTACCACGCGGTGTGTGAGAACGCCCCGAGGATAAGACCATGACGATATTCCTACTCATGTTTTTGGCGCGCGGAGCGGACCTGTTCTCGACGTGGGTCAGGGATCCCGAGCTCAATCGCGAGACTAACCCACTTGTGAGGATGCTGAGATGGCGCCTAAACTTATGGCTTAACTTTGGCATTGTTATCGCATCGCCTTTTCTGCCGATTAAATTCGCGGTTTGCCTCATCGTCATGAGCTTCCTGGCGGCTGCGTGGAATTCAATCGGGATCGTTCGCGACAGCTATGAGCCTTAAACGCACACCCGAGCGCGAGGCGGTCTTGTTCTGCATTGGCGTGCTGTTCCTGGCCGTTTTCATCGTGATATGTCTGAAAGTTCTCTTGTAGGCATTGGCGGTTCGGCGCCGGCGGAGCCAAAACTCGAGCGGGCGATCGATGAACAGCGCTACCTTGCCATCGATTGTGAGTGCGGGAAGAAATGCGCGGCTTACCTCCGTCACTGGGAGAGGGTCCGCTGCTTCTGCGGTCGGGTTTACTGGGCGCTGAGGCCGAAGAAGGACGGACAGATGAAACTATTTCCATGGCCAGGCGATTACGTTACTCAGGGTCGACCGATATGAACTACCGAACAGCCCCACAACCAGACGGATATCCTTGTAATGATCCAGATTTTTCCAAGCCACTGCCCGGACAGGTCCTCTCCTGGCCCGGACTTACAAATTTTGTCCCTCGCAAACCGCCAGTCGGAATTTTGGCGGATTCATGGTCGAGAAAACTCCTCGCCCCATGCGAGCGGCGAAGAACGCTCCCCCCGATCGTTGTCTGCCAACCCCCAACACCCGTATTTTGAGTGATGAAACCCGAGATCCTCGCAACTCCGATGTGTCCGATGCACAACAAGGCCCTCGCGAGCTACAAAGACGTTCAAGGGCTCTGGATTGTGCTTTGCTATCACCCTGGCTGCACAAAAGCAGGCTACGGATGGGATGCGGCGGACGCTTACCTCGACTTTCACCGGGCGAACCAGATCAAAGTTGCGAATGAAACCCACGGTTGACGGTGAAACGCTAGTGCGGCAGCTAGACCGGTTCAAAGTTGATTTCTCGAAGGCGCACTCACGGAAGGACGTCCTTTTTCTCCTGTCTCAGGCAATGAAACCGCTTCCAATGGTTGCAGCGGCCTACGCTTGGGAGGAATTCGCCAAGCGCCTCGAGGAGATGGCCGACGAAGGGTCCCCAAACGTCCCGAAGTTTCGGAAAATGGTTATCGAGCTCTACGCGGCGTACTACCGCGGGGCCGCCTACTGGATAAAGCACGGAATGCCAGGGGCGGTTATCGACTGTTCAACCTTTTACGACGGGTCCAAAAACCTGCCAGCCGAGCAGGGCGAGCAAAACAAATTCGACGATGCTCATGCCCATACCCCAATAAGGGCCGCCGGTGTGGCCGTAGTACGTAGCGAACCCCAGGATCAACAGGATGATCATAATAACCCAAAATAGTAGTCCTCTGGTCATGTTATGAAGCGTAAAGCACGGGAGGCCCCTGTGAAGATTGGGGATTCACCCCATCCAACCCTCGAAGATATTTTAGGAGTCTCGAGCGGCGAGGAAACGGCATGCGATCGTTGCGGAGAGCTGTTTCTACCGACCGAGGGAGAGTATGACACGTCGCTTTGCTCGCGATGCCGGCAAGGCGAGGGGTCCGATTAAACTTGCCAATGCCGCAGCGTGGGCCATAAAAGCTCGCGCATGGCGACTCTAATAGACGCAAACGGGAACTACGTTCCTCTTGGGCATCATCCTGATCCTGCCGACTTTGGCGACGGCGTAAACAACGAGATCTCGTACGCAGGGCCGCCCACGTTCACGCCCCCCGACGGCCCGAGCATCATTGTCGACGTGAACGGGCAGCAATGGATGTACTGGGGCGGAGCCTGGCACTAATCAAACCTATGAAACTGAATCCCAAATTCTTCAGCCTGGGCTTACTGATCGGAGCCGGGTGTGTTGCCCTCATCGGGGCGGCGAGCCTTAACAAATACGTCGGTCAGTTTTACGGCGACGGCTCAAATCTGTCCAACATCACGGCAAGCGCGACCGTGAGCTCGGCGACCATGACAAATCCCGTGCTCAAGTTTCAGCTCGACGCGACCTTCGAGGACACTATCAAGAAGGAGGGTAGCCATGGCATGTTGCTCCAGTACGATCACATTGACGGCAGCGGAGCGACCATCCTCTTTCGAACGACCGATAGCAGCGTCCACTTTCCATCCTCGACGTTCATATTCGACGGGGTCAGCGGACCTACTGCTCTCGGGCTGGACTCAACCGGTCACCCCGTCGGTATCGAAGGCGCTACTAATAGCTCTTGGACGGCGAACACCGTGCTTAAGGCAAGCACCGACAAAGGTGCTGTCAGCATCGCAAACAGCGCGGGGCTTCTGAGCAACGATGGCTCGGGTCCGGCTTACACGCTAACGCCTGGGGTCAATGACCTTTATGTAACCAACAACTTTTACGCTTCAACTAATCCAGTTACGGGGGCCAATGTCGACGCCTCGCTTGGTGAGCAGATAACCAACTGCACCGCTAATCCGACCATTAGCGGAATCGCCAACGTCAAGACGGGCCTCGGCTTCCGTAACGTGCTCTATATCCTGGCCAACGGCGCTGACAGGACCGTCACCTACTCAGTGGCAAATGTGAAAAAGATCCCAACCGGGACATGGGTCGTGACCAATGGCTCGTTTGGCACCCTGGTGAGCGGCGGTGTTGGCGGCACGATAACGGGCGCAGTGTTCACACCTTTTGGACCATGAAGCTCATCTCCATAGTTCTTCTCTGCCTTTGCGCATGGACAGGCAACGCCCAATTCTTCAACGATTGGCGGGACATTTCCTCGGCAGTAGCTACGGCTGCCGGCGATCCGAACGCGGATCTTAACACTGGCGTCTACACGGCATTTCTGCTCGACGATGGCGGAGCTGTCGGTGGTTACCCCAACGACGTTACCGACACGGTACACGGTTTTCTCCTGAGTGTGTGCAACACGGCTGTCTCGCAAGCCGCCGGCTTCGGTAATATTCCCTACGTCGCTGATTTTCACACCGCGGCTCCGCTTGACCCGTCCAGCGCACGAGGCTTCGGCAATGCAGCCGGTTCCGGTCACACAGCCGCGACCCTATCCGCCAATCAGGTGTTCAGTGTTACAGCCTGGGTGAAGCTCTCGAACACGACCGCGAATAACCCCATCTTTGACGACTGGGATTCGACTGGATTTTACATGGGCCAATCTGGCGGCAACAAATGGACCTTTGGCCTTCACAAGGGCGACAACTCGACCGTGTTTGTCGACGATAACACGCTTAGCGGGGGATCTGGCTCAACAGATACAGGGACCTGGCACCTGATGGCCGGCGGGTGGGACGGTTCGCATATCTGGATATCGATGGACGGCGGAACAAAGAACACCTCCGCAGCAGCTAACACGCATGCCTTCACTGGCGACCTTGCGATAGGCAAATATGCTGATAGCTGCGGGACCTCGATCCCTACGGACGGATTTATCGGCGTCTGTATCTGTTGGACCAACCGCACTCTCTCGGTGACTGAGCTGGGGCGGATTTTCAATTCACGCAACGGTATCGCTCCGGTCCATGGTGGGCCTTTCTAATGAAACGCAACTGGCGAACAAGTCTCGGCGGAGCGATCGGAGTTTTCGGCACGGTTTTGGTCGGCGCGCCGGTTGTATGGATGGCTTCTCAGTCGTGCCCAAAATGGGTTGCTATGGTGGCAATGGGCGGCTTCTTCATGACGGCTCTTGGCAAAGCCGCGACTTCCTTTTTCGCCGCTGACGCCAAGGTAGTAGCGGATCTAAAGAGGGATTTTGACACTGACCATTTCTCGAAACGCTAAAAAAATGACTCAAAATAAAGACCAGCACGCAACCGAGACAGAGGTACAGCTCGGCGAAGTTTTTGCCCAATCCAGGCAGAACGCGGAGCAGCTCCAAAACCTCGGGACCAAGCTGGACGCTGTCATCGTAGAATTTCGGCGCGCCATCGAGCAGACCCAGGAACGGGCCGAGCGCATGTTTGACCAGGTGCGCAGGGCGGCAAGCCCCAACATGGGGAATATCTGGATGGGGATCGGTGTTGCTATTTCATTCGTTGCCCTCCTCGGCACGGCCTTTGGCTACGGTGTGAACCGAGAGATCAGCCGGCTCGACGTCTCGTTTGATAAGCTCGACTCGAAGCTGCAGCGCGAGCAATCGCTTGGCTCGGAGGTGAGCCAGCGCGACATTCGGGCTGTAACCGAGGATCTGAGGCTGGCGCGCGAACAGATCATTAAACTCGAGCAAAGACAATGGGACCGTGTCGTCGACGAGAATAGGGACCTCAAGGCAAGAAAAGTGCAGTAAGTGCCGATGGCCGCTCCGCAGGTGGAAGAAGGGAGAGGGGACCGCACTCTATTGCCCGAGGTGCAGGGGCGCTTACTACAGGAGGAGATACGTCTCCCGAAAAAAAACTCCCACGAAGGAGGGGCCGAGCAAAAGGCTCCGCGACAACTTAACCGATTGGTATGTCCGCCTGGTGCTGAGCCAGGGGCGATCTGACATTCCTACTAGCGCGTGGCCGGACGATCTGGTCAGACTGAAGCGCGCGCAACTCATACTAAAACGTGAACTCAGAAAGATTGAACGGGGGGCTATCCCAAGCACAGTATCAGATTCTCCAAGGGCTCGTCACCGGGCTCCCGCATAAGGAGATAGCGGACACGATCGGGATGAAACTCAAGACGATGGAGTTTCACATTTACGCGCCTAACCCAAACTCGATCGAAAGTCTGTTCAAGGTTAAGGGGCTGGCGGCGATTGTGAGGCGAGCACTCGAGATCGGCGTAAAGCCCATCAAAGGCGCTGTCGTCCACACCCCGCTCCCGCATCCAATCAAAACCACAAGCGACCTGGCGGACGCGCTAATGAGAGCCGCAACGGCCGCCGCGGAGGGAAAATGCGATCCGGTGCAGGTCGGGTGCCTCTGTCAGGCGACCAGCGCGATAATACTCCTGGCCAGGCTCCAGATGGAGGTACGCGAGAGACAGGCCGACGGCGGAGGTTGGCTGAAAGACGTATGATCTTGCTTCCGGGCTGGCTTGGGAGTAAACCCCGGCCGGAATGCGATTTCTGTTGGTAGCTCTTATCCTGATTTGTTCCACGGCGCGACCTGAGAATGTTACGCTGGGGTGGGACGCATTAAGCGGCGTTGCCGGCTACTTCGTCTATGATGGGGTAAAATCACGGACCTACACGAACCTCGTAAACGCGGGGAAGAATAATTTTGTTACGGTGAGCAACCTCGTCCCTGGGACCGTCTACTTTTTCGCGGCGACCTCCTACACGGCGTCAGGGCTGGAAAGCGATTTCTCCGCCGAGCTTTCGTACCTAGTGCCGACTAACAGCAGCAGCACAAATCTCCCGCTGGCGCGCCCCCCGCCAGTCACTGGGATCGTAATTAAGGGGAAAAAACACTAATTAATGCCGATTAAATGCAAACTATCATCAATCAATTCCGGAAATTAGCCCTAATTGGGCTGCTCGGTCTGCCATTGACCCTCGCCAGCGCTCAGGTCCCTTCGGGTCCTCCGTCGCAAATGATTATCGCATGGGATTATCCCTCAAACTTCTGGACTCAGGTTCAGCAGCAGATGAGTCAGACGCTCACCAATCCAGCAAACTGGCCGGCCCTGACAAATGTCACTTTCCGGATCTACTCGGCGACCAATCTCCTCGGCACAAATACCCAATGGTCTTTTGCCTTCTCGACCAATAACCCCGCGTCTGTGACAAACGGGGCAAAGGTGCAGCATTTCTCGGCAGCGCCGTATATCCCGACGGCAGCGAACTATTACTCGGTAACCGTCAGCAATCTCACGGGCGAAAGTTTTTTCGGCGGATTGGCGGGGACCCCGCCGCCTTCGTCGGCATTCCAGGGGAGCGCCGTAATCCAGTCCAGCCGATGACCCTCCCGAAGCTGCCAGGGCAAAAATAACTTGCTAGTCCAGTGGGGTTAGGCGTAAAAGGCGGATCATGACAAACGTGATCAACTGGCTCAAAGGGAAGAAAACCTACATGGTCGGCTTCGCGGCAGCAATTTACGGGGCCGGCGTCGGCCTTGGAGTTTGGCCGCACATGACCTGGCTCGACCTGACCCTCGGCGGAGTGGCAACTGTCACAATGCGGGCCGGAATCCAAAAAAACCAACCAACCAATCCAGCATGAAAAATCTCAAGATTCAGCTACCAATCCTGGCCGCTTTGCTCCTCGTCAATGCGGGTTTCTATTTTACTGGAGGCTGCGGATCGCTCGATAAGACCGGAGTCTACCAGGGGGACAAGTTCCTATACTCCTCGGACCTCGCACTCGCGACCAGCTACGACGCCATTCACGGATTCGTAAGTTGGGAATACCAGCAGCGCCAGGCCGGCCTAGCGCTTCCGCCGGAGATCACCAAGGCCGCGGATGATATCCGAGCTCAGGCGCCAGCCGCGTTTGCGAGTGCTTTCAGCCTGCGAGATGCCTATACGGCCAATCCGACGGACGCCAATCGCACGGCTTTTCAGACCGGGCTCAATGTCATTCACGCGATGCTTGCTGTCGCGAACCGCTATTACGTGCTTTCGTCAGTCAAAACACTCTCAACCCCAGGAAAGTAAATGGACCCCATCCTTGCCCTTGAAGTTGCCGACGGTCTTGTTGGACTGATCGAGAAGTTAGCCCCCGATATCGAGCAGGCGGTCCAAAAGGGATTGATACCGGCGGAAATGCAGCAAAAGCTGTTCGACCGTGTCAAAGTCCTCCGCCCTGGCGGAACGGCCTTTACGGGTCCTGAGTGGAATAAGTCGACTGACCCGCAGCCAGTTGACACCCATCCGACGGGCCCGGGGACGCAGCCCCCAGGGTGACCCTCACACAATTCGTTAATCGATTTCCGCCCGCCCGATGCCGTCTCATGGCTCGGAGCGGGCGGCGTCCTTTATCCAACTCGGATATCGCGATGAGGTCGGGCCTTTCGCGCGCCACAGTCTGCAAAATCTCAAAGCTGAGGGTATGGGACAGCGTTAAGCTCAAAACGATTGAGGCTTTCGCTGCGGGATGCGGCGTCAACCTCATGGCCCCGCACAAAAGGCGGGACAATCGACTTGTGCACAACGGCAAAATGGAGTTTATGAAGCGCGGTTCGCCCGCCCAAAAGCGGATGTACCGCCGGCTCATACGTGATTTGTGGAGCGGCCCCCGTGGCGCTCACGGCTTGCCGGGATAGTTCTAGCCTAGCTCTTTGAGCAGGGTTGAGGGGTCGAATGACTTCTCCGGGCCGCTCTACACTATGCCATCCGGATACTCGTCGCGAAGGACGGTAAACGCTGCCCTTCGGTGATTGCCGGCGTCAGCTCGAGCTCCTCGGAGCATTCCATGAGCAAAGCGTAGGTGAGCGCGTCGAAAAGGTGCTTGTTCTCGTCCTGGCAAACGTATTCGAGACGGTCGGATCCCTTCTTAAGCTCTTTCATCATGCGGATTAGCCCCTTGCAGTGGGCGGAGATGAACAGGCGCTTATTGTGGAGCAATGTTTTGACAAGTTGGACCCTGGTCTTTACCGATCCCGCCGGCTTTGGGCATGCCCGAAGGTAAATCCGCTTGGCGCTGGCTGCGTAGACCTCGAGGTAAGGGAAAGTGTCGGCAGTGGCGGAGTATTTCTCAAGGCTCGAGCGGTCGGACCATGACCGGTCGAGGGAGTATTCCTTGCCGGCCGTATTTTCAAGCGCTTTGATGAGCTCCATGAATTCAACAGTGAAGTCTGCAACGCTTACCTCTCGCCCGAGGACCTCGAGCTCATCCACGGCGATGAAAACCGATCGCCCGCCGACAACGACCCGGTCGACCACAACCGCGGCGTGATTGGTTTCGCCAATGTCCCAACCGGTGATTAGCTCGAACGAGCTGGGGTGAGGATTAGCACAGATCCATTCTGATTCATTGCCTTCCGTGGAGCCGATGACGTGGACAGCGGGGTTGAATTTGCCCTTGAAGTGGATGGATGCGTCCCCTTCACCGTAGACCCACTTCCCCAAGACGTAACGGGCGTAGAGGCCCTCGTCATAGGCGTAAGTGGCTTTGAGCTCGTCGAGCTCGCGCGGATCCAAGTGCGGGTTTTCCTCGGGGTTGATTTCGATGAGCTGCAAACCTCTCTGGAAATTGTAAAAGATGGCTTCGGGCATCGTGGGCCGGCCCCGCTCGGTGTTGCGCTCGGTGTATTCCTTGTAGCTCTGGTTTCGTTCGATATACCAGACCTCATAAATCCAAGAGGAGTCCCCTTCCTCGCCAGGGTTTGTGTCGGCGATCCATTGCTGCTCCTCCATGGTGAGATGCGGCATGCGCAGGGATGGAAGGGCGACCGAGAGGACCATACGATCGCGGAATTTCGAGAGCTCCGAAAAGTAGATCATCGAGAAGCGCTGCTCTTTTATTTTCGACTCGATATCCGGGTCATGGTCCAGGCTGAAAAGCATCAACTCCGACTCACCCCCGTGCACGTTGCTGATCCGAAAGTAAGGGGTTCGGGTTTGGCCGTCAGTCTTTGGCCCCGGCCGGCCTTCCTGGCTTTTGGTTGTGTATTTGAGTCCTATCTTTGCCCGGATCCATTCGGGGAGCGTGATTGTGTGCAGGTCGGACCAAGTCCCGCCCTCCTTGGAGTTTTTCAAAGTGCGCGAGAACATCGCGACCCGAGCGCCTTTTGTCTCCCAAAGGTGCCTTACGATCTTGTGCAGGACGGCCCATGTTTTGCCGCTTTTACGCGGACCGCACACCAGCAGGGAGCGTGAGAAACTGTTGAAAACCTCGAGCTGTCGACCAAACAAATTCGGATACCAATGACCAGATGAGTCTAACGGCATTCGACAGATTTACGTTGCGTGCCCAAAAGCTCAAGAGTATAAGCCGCGCAATGATTGCTCGGCCAACACCTGTTCACCCATGAAGCCAATCCATCGAATATCCCTCCCTGCGCATCATCCAGCCGTAAACGACATGGACGAGGACGATAATGTGATCATCCACGCGCGCCCGGTGCCAGCTCCCAAGCCGATGAAGGCGGGGCCAAACATGAACGAGATGCCAAGTGAGTCGTTAGCTGCCGGCGAGCGACCGATGCCACTGACCAGGGAGTTCGACGTCATGCACATGGAGCGCGCTACCAAGGCCAAAGGTGGCCAGGCCGCAAGACCGAAACGCGGCGGGGCTCTCGAATATATGAAGGAGCGCCAGACCAAAGAAGCCTTTGAGGGTAAGACGAAACCGATCAACTAATGGTCGACCTCAAGATACTTGCAGCTAAAGGCGTCACCGAGGAGACGCTAAAGGCCAAACTCTCCGGCAATCCGCTTACTTGGAAAGCGGACGAGGGCCGCGTAGCGCTTTGGCAGCGCATCCGCTCGCGCATTCAGGAGGGGATGAACCGCAACTTTCAAGATTACCGGATTTATCACGCCCTGGACCTCGCGTGGGAAACCCCTTTCCGACAGATCAGTCCTACCCTCCTGGCCTATTTCATCGAACGCGGCGACACACTCGACGATGGCGAGGTGCAGCGAATGGTTTCGGACCTGGGGCTCACGCACCTGATTGATCAGGAGCTCGACTCGCGCACGGGGAAGCCGACCGGCAAAAAGACATTCAATTTGCCGATGTTCTTCAACATTTTCGTACCGCTGGTTCGCGCTTACGTGACCATTCGATGGGCGAAAATAATGAACGACCGCCGGCTGATCCCGTTCTTCAAGTTCGACCCGATCAAGGCCACTGCGGTAAACCGGCTGAAGTGCGGGGCAATTACGGACCGCATTCAGACGATGAGTAACCAGTACGGTTACTACGACGTGATGAAGCAGGCCGTGCTCAAGATGCTCCATTACGGCTGGTGCTTTCAGTTTCCAAAAGAGTCCTGGCACAACGAGCAGCAATGGAAGCATGCCGACGAGAAGGACGTCGCAGCCGAGGCCAAGACCCCAGGCGGAGAGAATTGCAAGCTCGGCGACCTGATAAAGGTCACGATTAAGGAGGGGCTCCGATATCATCACCCTCACCCGACCAGATTTTACCGCGACCTTAACCATGGCCCTTACACCTACAATTACGACACGGGCTGTGAGTTTGGCGGGTACTGGAGCATTCGACGCTACCGGGATATCGTAAACTCCAACTACTGGAACAAGGACCAAATCAGCGTAGGTCCCAACTCCCTGGTAGTGGATCACCGGACATTTTTTGCCACGGTTTACTCCGCGTGCACCCTCAACATTCCCGTGACGCCGACAAAGACCAATGACGGCAATACGCTCCTGGCTCAAACCGGCGCCGGCATTGGGGACATGGACCGGGAGAAGGCGCTTGCCTACCTTTATTACGGGACCGATCACCTCGACCAGGGTGTCCTTACCGTTGACCATTTTGAGAAGCTGATCCCTTCGCAGAACGGCTTAGGCGACTATGACGAGCCGGTTTGGTTCCGTTTCGTTGTCGGCGGCGATATCTCCACGTTTTTGTATGCCGAGCCGCTCCCTTACAGCCCGATCCTTTACCTGGGCTACGATGCTGACGAGTCGCGGACAAACAACGCCTCACTGAGCCTCGAAATTCTGCCCTTCCAAGACCAGTTTTCGAACATTCTCACGCAGATCGTGATGACGGCTAAGCAGAACCTGGCCAACCTGACCTTTGTCGACGAGGACCAGATCACGAGCGAGGGCAAGAGCATCATCAAAAACCTTGGTGAGAAGATTTTCCGCGCGCTTAACATCGTCCCCTTCAGCGGCAAACAGGCCATCCGGGCGCAGAACAAAATCCCCGAGGCGGTTCACTCAGCGACATTCCCGCGGGGCAACGTGGCCGAGCTTATCAATGTGCTCAAAACCATTCTGGACGTCCTCGAGCGGGTGCTGGTGATGAGCAGCCACGAGGTAGCACAGGCCGCCAGCCATGAGCAGACGCGCGAGGAGGTGCGCAACATCGCGGCGAGCACAAGCACGCGGCTGCTTTTCACGAGCACGCCCGTGGATATTTATCGGGACGCCTGGAAACGGCAGCTCTACAACGGGCTAATGGCTTTCGGCGATGATGACATGTACGTCCACGTCGCTACGGATATCCCACTTTCGAGCAAGGTCCTCGAGGACATGGGATTTACCTGGGCGGAGCATGACACGATGTTTCACGAGAGGGATCATCATCGGCGGGTCCGCGTCAAAAAGCAGAAAACGGCGATCGACCTTTGGGAAATTGCCGCGACCCGAGACGGGGACGACCGGATGAACGATGCCGGCACAGCTCAGGTGATGACTCAGCTCGTTCAACAGCTTCTCGCCAATCCGATGACTGCTCAGGCCATCGGATCACAGCAGGCGATTGACCTGGCCAACCAGATCGCGCAACTGGCCGGCTTGGACCGTGACTTCCAGCTCAGGGACGTCACTCCGGCGGGCGCAAGTCCGCAACAGCAGCAGGCGGCAGCTCAGCAGCAGTTACAAGGCGTCATGGCTGAAGTCCAAAAGATGATTAAGCCGCTCGCAGACGCTACGCAAAAGAACCAATCGGATATCGCTACCCTGGCACAGGTAATATCCGGAGCCCCACATCCAGCAGATGATTCACTTTCAACCGCTCCCCTTGCCGGAAGCCCAAGTTAAGGCTGTCCGCGAGTGGCTCACAAATCCAGCATTCGACACTTTTGTAAGTTGGCTGTCCAACAGGGCCGCTATGCTCACCGCGGAGGCCGGCAACCTTCTCGTAGAAGGGAGCGAGACAGCGAAGCTCGAGGCAGAGCAGAAGGCGGCGGAGGCCAGAAAATTTCAAGCAGCATGGGAGATAATGATCAAGTTTGCTGATCGTAGCTACACTCCGGAGCACGCTCAGCTTTTGCCAAAACCGGTAACAACCAGAGAGAAATAATCATGGAAGTAACATTCACCAAGAGCCCTCCCCCTCCCGCACTCGACTGGAAAACGGGAAAACCATTGCGCGCCGCCCCGGCCGGCGAGCCCGCCGAACCTGCCGAGGCACCGGCACAACCACAAGCCGATCAACCGGTGCCGGAAGCTGCGCCGGAGCCCGTGTTTGAGGACGCGCCGGAGCAAACCAAAGGACTTTACCGGGCGATGGGATGGGGCGAGGCCCCGAGGAAGCGTGTCGAGGATATGACCGCTGCCCCGGCCGCTCCGGAGGCGCCGGCTTCCGGTGCACCTGCGGCACCAGCGGAACCGCCGGCAGAGCCGGAGATCCCCGAGCCGGCGGAACTCACCCCTCAGGAGATTGCCTCTTTGACGGCGCGCGAAACTGCTCGAGAGGTAGCCAAGGTTTTGCAGCCGGCACAACCAGCAGCTCCGGCGGCTCCTCCGCCAGCGGCCGTACCGGACATGAACGACGACGACAAGCGCGACCTCGAAGTCATCAAATACCTCGAGCTGACCAACCCCCGTTACAAGGGAATGTCTCAGGCGTACACCGATTACGTTCAAAAACACTATGCGTACGTCAACGACTGGATGGAAAAGAACCCTGATAAGGAGTTTAACCCCGAGGATGACGAGCACGCCGCATGGTATGCCGCGAACCAGCCGAACATTGACCCCGCCGAGATCGAGCAGGGGCGTATCGACATGGCCGCGGAGGCAAAGGTCCAAGAGCGCTTAAAGCCGATCGAGGAGGAACGGCGCAAGGAACGCCAGGAAAAGGCGCTCGAGAAGGCCGGTAGCACGATCGTGCAGCAGATCGACCGGAAGATCCTGAGGTTCGTCGAGTCCGTAAGCCCGGAGCTGGCCGCGCACGTGAAAGACGCCAAAGGCAACCCGATATTGACCGCTGAAAACGTCGAGAAAATCGACGCGGCAAACCCCATTGCCAAGGAGGTCATGGATGACGTTGTGAAAAACCAGCTCGAGCCGCTGCTTTTTGAGCTCGAAAAGACGACCGTCCCGGAGCTCGGCTACCGGTTGAGCCCGAAAAACAATCCGGCGCACAACCTCATATTCGAGTTTCTCTCGAAAAAGGAAC